GGCGGGCACAGGACCATTCGAGCTTGGCAGTGTAGTGAAACCAGCATGGATGACAATATCGATCAGTGGCACTACGGTAAGCTTTTCCGGTACACCAACAGGTGGAGATGTTGGTACCGATATCGCCGTTGGTTTCGATATACAGAATTGTGCCGGTCATGGATCCGGTAGTCCAAGCAGTAGCGGAACTTGGGGCGGAGATGTAAGCTTTGATGATACAATAGATGTTGTTGCTGCATCATCCTGCACACCGGTAAGCATTAGTGGCGGTGCCCCAACATTTCCTGATGCAGAAGTAGATGAAGAATATGATTTCGATATTACATTACTCGGCACTGCACCATTTAGTCTAAGCGATGTGGTAAAGCCTTCCTGGATGACCATTGAAGTTATTGGCAGCACCATTCATGTTGGAGGAACACCAGCAATAGCAAATGCAGGCACCGGGATAACTGTCAGTTTCACTGTATCAAATTGCAGCGCTGCAAATGATGTTGATGTATCAGATACCATCAATGTGAACCTGGTTACATACGGTTGCGGTGATACGATCAGCGCCAGCACTCCTTCTTATGAATTTACACAACTTGGTGTATTCGCTTTAGACGTGGAAGGCGCCGACGAAGTGAACCTTAACTGGGATGTACATGAAAGACCCAACAGGATCACTCTTTATGATAACGGTAATGTACTTGAAACAACAGGATGGAGAGGCTTTGCAAACTATGGTGGACCATGGGGAGCGCCGCCACTTAACACGGCAACATTGGGCACTATAACATTTGAACCGGTAGCAGGGCATTCATACACTTTAAGGCTTGAAGCTGGTCCTGCGGACCCTGATAATTTACAAAGTGATGCTGTAGACGTAGCAATAGTTTGTACCGGATCTTAAATTAAAACCATGGCTAAAGCATATTATATACCGAACGGACCAAAGAACCTGGAAACATTATTTCCCCTTGTGGACTTTAATAATGTAGCTAAATATTATGTGGAAGTAAAAGACAACAATGGTGATGTGATCGCCACTTCTCCTATGAATATACAGTGCTGCGGATGCTGTGATGAGGAACGAATACGAGTAAACTTTTTAAATGGCCTTGGCGCCATCGATGCCATCAATTTTAAATTACTAACGCAGGAACATGAATCAAAATCATCTGACTTTGAAAAGCCGCTCCAATATCCTTTAGAAAAACCAGAGCATGGGATCGGCCGCTTCAATGTAAAGAGCAATGATACTTACAAAGTAAGTAATAATGAATATAGCGAAGAAGACAAGCAATGGCTCGATGAGATCCTCGATTCACCAATAGCATGGATACAATGGGAAGGAACGCAGGGGCAGGATGATAATTTTATCCCGATCGTTATCCTGGATAAAAAATTTGAAAAGATAAAAGAGAATGACCGGTTCATTTATGAACTAACGCTGGAATTCAGCCTGAGCCATGAGAAGTTTGTAATTAGAAATTAAAATATATGTCACTAACAACAGATCCCAATGATCCAAGGCTTAAAGAAGCTCAAAAGAATGTAACCGGGCAGCATGATATTTACCTTGTACTGTCTGATGAAGAACGAGCAAAAGGTTTTGTAAGACCATACCGGGATTCATATATTCATCAAGGTAGAAAGGTAGAGACTGGGGAAATTATACCACTTGAAATTGCTGTTGCTGATATGAGTGATTATTGTAAAACAAACTACACAAAAGAAAATGGATATGCCGCTTTTTTAAAATATCCTGCCGATAGAAGTCCGTTGACTGGTAAATTCTTGACACAAGATGAAGTCGATGCAATGAGAGATAGAAAAGAATATGCTGGTGGTTGTTGGACGGTTACCAAGATGGGCCAAGCATTGTCAGAAACATATGCAAGAGATCCAAAATTCTATGGCGCTACTTTCTGTTGTGGATGCAATAAACATTTGCCAGTAGGAGAATTTGTTTGGAAAGGAACAAATGAATTAGTCGGCTCATGAAAAAGGTTGCAATTGTTTGTGATAATTATAAGTTGGAAAGATTCAAAAAAGAACTTGATAGGGAAGGGTATAAATATGAATTATTTCCATTTGTTGAAGAAACTACATCCATTAAAATAGAGTGTAAGGATGATCAAGTAAGTAAAGTTCATGCAATATGTATAAAAATAGAATCACACTTTAAGCGATCAAATTAATAAATGCCACTCGCAAAATATATACGCCTTGCAATAGATGATCAGCAACTGGATCTTCCCTCACTGGAAGATCTTCCTCTTTCCATTAGTTACAAGTTGGAGGACCCTGAAGAGTTTCAAAGAAAAAAATCAAGCGAAGCATTTGATATCGTCGTTCCTGCAACTACCAACAATCAAAGGATCGCTAATGCTTTTGGAAATCCCGATGTGGTGGATATGACAACCGGGGAAATATTCCGCAGCAACCGCAATGCATATATCGAAGCCAACGGGTATGAGCTGCTGATCGGTAAAGCATTTTTAGAATCAGCAACACACAACAGGTTTCCTAAAGAATACAAGTTTAATTTTTATGGTAACAATGCCGACTGGATCATTGACATGAAAGAATCAACGCTGTTTGATTTTTTAAAAGACATCCAGTTTGCATTTACCAAACAAAAGATCATTGACAGCTGGCAGTATGATGGTACTGATGAAGATCTTCCTTTTGTGTTTGCACCAGTACGCTATGGCCAGCCGATGGATGATTATTTTCCATCCGTTGGGGATCCGCAACGGGACCGAAACATGAAGCCGGAATACATGCGGCCTGCATTATCAAAGTACTGGATCATTCAACGTGCATTCAAATCGCTTGGTTATAAAGTACAATCTGATTTCCTGGATACTGAATATTTCCGCAGGCAAGTTATGCCATGGACATGGGGAAATTTTCTTTTCTCGGAAGGTACCAGGTTAAACACTCTCGATTTCCTTGCCAAAGGAACGCAGACGGTTGATAAGCTAAATGTTGATTTCACCGGCTACTGGGATGTAATGGCCAGTAACGATACGATCGATGGCGCCTTTGATAACAATGGAGTTTATAGTTACTCCAATCCGGATATGACATGGACCTACCTGCCGGCATTTAACTATGGAGCATTAGAAGCTCATTTTTCATTCAACATATTTGTAACGGCTGTTGCTACTGCTAACAGTGTTGTAGAGCTCCGCATACAATGGTTTAAAAACGGAGTAAGAATTATAAATGATGTCAGCGATAATGGTAACGGAACTCTTTTGTTAGAGCTTGATGCACCTGTTATCGGCCGTCGTGATTTCACCGGACCCATAGAAGATTTCTTTTCTGCAGTGGTGGACCCTGGAGATACCATAACTGCAAAAGTTTACCTGCATACAAGAAAGAGCAGCCTTGGCATTGCCCGCATTCACGGCCGCATCGATGCATTTGAATTGGATTATTTCCGCATACCATTGGGGGGATTGATAGATTTTGCAAACTATACTGGTTTTAAAAAGCATAAGTTCCTTGAATTTCTTGGTGGCGTTGTAGATGAATTCAATATTCAAATACAAACAGATCCTATCAACAAGGTTGTGTACATGGAGCCGTCGCACCCTTACTCACTCACTAATGATTTCTCGGTAAAGACAGGAGGATATTTTAACGGCGCTTCACTTGATTGGGAAGAGAAACAGGATATATCCAAAGATTCAAGGATGGATCTTTTCAGTGAGTCGGAACGTGAACTTTATTTCACCTATAAACAAGACAATAACGATGGCGTATTAAAAACTGTACAGGACCGCAATCTTAATAAACTGGCTGTTGGTAAATATGTTTTTCCCGATCGCTTCAAAGCAGGTAAGAAAGAAATTGTGAATCGTTTCTTCTCTGCTGTCATGCATTATGATGTAAAGCAGTGGACCGGCTTTGGCAGCGATGCAGACGATTACCCGCAAATGATGACACTGATACCGGAGAACATATCCAACACATCCCGTGATGAAGCACAAAATACTTTTGAGCCAAAGAGTGCCTACTACAAAGGACTTATTTCAAATGTGGGCTGGATATTCGATGGCGAGATCCGGTCAACATTTCCTTTCATGTTTGCGGTGAACTACAGGCCGGGTGGCGAAGATGATCCCATTTTATCTTATGCAGATGAATCCATCGGTCCTGATCCATCACCTGTAATTGGTAAGGGATTGGTAAGAAGATTTTATCACCAGCGTCTTGCTATTATGCGCAATGGTGAATACGAGACAACCTGGTTCAAGTTAAATAATATGGACGCTACCAATTTCCTGCATAGGGAGCATATCATTTGGCATGGCCAGCGGTGGGAGCTGGTGGAAATAAACGATTACAAACCATTGAAAGAAGAATCAACACAATGTCTTTTACGAAAATGGAGCCCGATCACCAATGCCTGATAATATATATCCAGATAAAAGCAATGATAAGTTTGACATACAGTATGCCAGGCTGCTGGGCTTGTCATCAGATCTTCGTGCATCATTTGGCGTGGTGGAAGAAGAGATCGGATCATCACCAGCACCAACGGGTTTCCCAATAGAAACACCATCCGATGTTGATACAGGACCAGATACCGGATCTGCAGAAAGATTTGGTGTGGCCGGTGAAGATGATACTGCTACTGAGAACAGGAGCTTCAACCTTGCAGGAGCATATAGTTTTGCAATTACTCAGCAGGGCAACAATCAATTCCTGGTAGATCCTGCAAACGGATTGTATCAATTGGGAGCAGTACCGGTACCGGGAAGTGATAGCGGTCTTTCCTATACCTATCTTGAAATTGATGATACTACTAATAAGATTAAACTACAGGCCCCTGAAGGAATTGTTTTACCCGGTTATGGATATGGCAATCATTCTGGCACAGCATTATTTAATCTTGCTGTTGATGCAGGTGGAAATTTAATCGAGGTTGCAACTGGTGGCGGAAGTGTAACGGCTGATAATGGGTTATCGATGTCAACAGCAACTAATGTTCAATTATTTGGTCCCGTAGGAACTCCTGCCACTTTACTTAGTGACAGGTACCTAACAGCAGCAGATAAAACACTTAATATAACAGCCAACTCTCTTGCAGGTTCTTCCGCATTTAGCATCACTTCCACTTCCACAGCAGCAGCAAGTAATCTTCAGAAAGGAATAAATGTTTCATTAAGTGGAACAAACAGTGCATCAGGTCAAACAACATGGGGTATATTTTCATCTAATACACATGCAGGTGGTTCTTCCAGCAATGTTGGTGTTTATGGAATTGCCACGGGTGGAACAAATGTAAATTTTGGCGTATATGGTACTACAACATCAACTCTTGGCGGGTCTTCGGCTGGTGTAATTGGTTCTAATGGATCAACAGGATATGGTGTTTTAGCACAATCTAATGGAAATGGAATTGCCTTAAATGCAGAGGGACCTAGTACAGGGTATGGAGTATATGCCACCGCATCAACAAGTGGTGTGGGAGTAAGGGGTAATAGCTCAACCGGGTATGGTGTACAAGGATTTAGTACATCAGGTAGTGCATTAGCCGGGCTTACTACCAATGCTTCAAATAGTTCAGTGGCAACTATGATTGAATTATTGAGACAAACTACGGGAAATGGAGCAAATGGTATAGGGGCATCTATTGATTATAAACTTGCAACTACAACAACTAATGATATTCTTGCTAATCAAATAATTTCAAAATGGGCAGTGGCCACCCATGCTTCAAGAGAATCATCAATGATATTAAATGGGGTATTTAATGCTGCAACAGTTGATCTATTAACATTAGCGGGGAATGGTTCAGTTAAGTTAAGACCAATAACAGCAACAGCCGCAAGTGCTATTACACCAGCCGAAGGAATGCTGGTCTTTGTTGATTCCACAAATGGAACATTTGCTGCAATAGGAATACACTGTTATGAAAACGGCGCATGGGTAAAACTATAAATTAATATTCTATGGCAACACAAGGACAAGTAACCAAAATATATAAACTCTCCACTCTCGGTTTCGATACAGTGGATAAGCAGCTTACTGCTATTGAAAAAGGTTTTGTTGATATCAAGAATGCAAAGAAAGCTGCGGAAGGAAAAATATTAAACACCAACGATACAGCCGAGATAAAAAAATTCACCGATGAAATTGCTAAGTTAAAGATCCAGGAACAGCAACTACGGGTGGAAAGGCAGCAGATGATCAATGAACAAAAGGCTGGCAACATTGCAAGAGCGGAAGAACTCCGTTTACAAAAAGCAAAAATTGATGGCAACCTTACCGAAGAAGGATCTATTGTAAGGATCCGTCAGCAAATAAGAGAACTCAATCAACTGCTTATTACAAAAAATCAAAAAGGAACTGCATTAATAAACTTCCAGGGAGAATCATTATCTATTGACCAGGCCGTTGCTAAATTAAAACAACTCACAGCCGCCGAGCAGGAATTCAGAAGGCAGTTTGCAAAAGATTCAACACTGGTTGGAGAATATACAACCGGCATCGTGCAGGCATTTAAAAGAATGGGATTGGATGACCTGGTTGCCGGGCAAGTTACCCGGTCAGAGCAACATTTGAATAGTTTAAATACAGCATTTAATACATTACAAAAAGAACTTTTAGAAACAAAAGCAGCCGGTAAATCAACAGAGAGTATAGAACTGCAGATGATCGAGAACCGCAATGAAGTTATAAAATTGGATACTGAACTTTCGCGGTTAAAAACGGATCTCCGCGGCACCGGTGATGTAGGCAACCAGGTATCAACCGCCATTGGCAATGGATTCAAAGCAGTGAAGGGACAACTGGCATCATTCGCATTCCAGTTTGTTGGTATTGCCGCCATCATTGGTAAAGCCCAACAAGGTATTGCCGATGCAAAACTTTCTTCTGATGCCACCACTGATCTGCAAATTCAACTCGGGCAAACAGCCGATGAAGCAGACAGGCTGAATGAATCTTTAAAAAATATTGATACACGTACATCGCTTATCGGCTTACAGGAGATCGCAAACGTAGCACTGAAAGCAGGCGTAACAGCAGATAATATTCTTGCTGTTACCGAGGCCATCGATAAAACAAAAGTTGCATTTGGTAAAGACTTTGGATCCATTGAGCAGGGCACAGAAACATTTGCGAAGCTGATAAATATATTTTTTGAAGATGGAGAAATTACCGGCGATCGTATTTTAAAAATTGGTAACTCCATTCGTGCATTGGCAAATGAAACAGTGGCATCTGTTCCCTTCCTTACAGATTTCTCAGGAAGGATGGCCGGTCTGAAACAAATATCAAACGTTACGCTTCCGGAAATACTTGGTCTTGGTGCCGGCTTTGAAGAATTCAAACAAAGCGCCGAGGTATCAAGCACCACACTTGTAAAGATCATTCCCAAACTTGCCACTGATGTTGAGAAGTTTGCAAAAATAGCAGGCATTGCCAATGATGAATTTAAAACGCTTCTTACTGAAAGCCCGATCGAAGCATTATTAAAAGTATCTGAAGGATTAGTGGCAGGTAAAGGTGATGTGGAAGAGTTTGCAAAAACGCTTGCAGATGCTGGGCTTGATGCTGGTCGTGTAACCACGATCATTGCAACACTTGGTGGTAAGGCAGATGTATTCAGGGAAAGAATAAAAAGAGCAGGTGCAACCATAACAGAAACTGGTGCAATCACTGATGCATTTGCTAAAAAGAATACCAACCTGGCGGCACAAATGGATAAGCTGAATAAAGTCTTCTCTGATTTTTTTGCCAGTAAAACATTCCAGGTAATACTTGGTGCCATCTCATCAATATTAATTGTGATCATCGGCAACCTTCCAATAATAATTTCACTGGTTACTTTATTAACTGTGGCATGGGTTGCACAGAATGTTACACTCATATCACTCAGGGCACAATTAATACTTTATAATTTGGGTATTGGTGCAAATCTTATTTTATTAAACTTACTTAGAGTTGCACAGCTTGCATATAACGTTGCGCTGTTTTTGCTTAATGGAGTCCTTCAAGTTGTTACTGCATCACTAAGAGTATTTGGAATTACATTAACAGCGACCACCGGTCCGCTAGGGATCATATTAACGATTGTGGCTCTTCTTGGTACTGCATTTCTCGGCCTTTCAAAAGCGATGGGTAGAACGGAAGAAGCAATAACTGATAATATTAGAAGAATGCGGGCACTGACTGCCGTGAATAATGAAGCAGTAAAAAGTTATGCAGATCAAATTTCAAAAATAGATTCATGGGTTGCTATTATTAAAAGTGCAGCCACATCAGCCGATACAAAAAGAAAGGCTGTTGATGAGTTGATAAAAACAAATGCACGCTTCAGTTCGGTAATGAAAGATAATGTTATCGATCTAAAAGAATTAGAAAAAGCATACGGCGATGTGACTGCAGCGATAAAATTAAACGCAAGAGCACAAGCTTCCGCCAAGCTGACCGCCGAGGCAAAAACAAAAATTGATGAGATCTCACTAGTCCGCCAGATCATAGAATCCGGCGCTGCAGTAAATAACGGAGCTGTTGATTTAGATAAATTTACCGATGCCCAGGTTCAACAATTATTTAATATTCCCGGTGTAAAAAGAGCGGCCGCAGCTCCGAGGGGAGAACTAAAGCAAATTAAAAGGGATGCAAGCACAGATAAAGTAACAGAGGGGCAGGTTTTAATAGGAACAGCACGATTTGATTTTCCAAAATTACTTGATGCATTAAATAAAGAGGAAGAATTGAGGGTCAAAAACTTTCAGGCCTTTGTTGATATTCAGGAAAAGTCTGATAAGCTTGTCGATAAATTTTTAGAATCAGGTGCCGGCGCAAAGCAGGCTTTTGAAGTTGATATTTCTAAATTGAAAGAGGACATTGCAAATCTAGATAAAGAAATAGATAAATTCCAGGGCACTCAAGCCGAATTGAAAAAGAAGATTGCTGAGAGAAGTCAATTGCAGAAAAAACTAGATAGCCTGCTCGGGAAAAAAGAACAAGCTGGTAGCGATCGTGGTTCACGATTAACCGGAGAACAGAAAGATGATTTTAAAGATATAGAAGCACTACGTGATAAACAACTTGCTGATATCAAAATTAGGTTTCAACAACAACAAATTGAGGAAGAAAATTATTTACTGACCGTTTTACGAATAAACAGGGAAGCAATTGATGCAAAGCTAAAATTACTAAAAGGCGCCAATGCGGAAGAAAGAAAACAAATAGCCGAACTCAATCTTGAGAAGATTACTAATGAACAGGATACCAATAATAAAATATTTGATCTCCGTAGCAAAACATTAAAGAAACAACTGGAGCAGGATATTGCTAACATAAGATTGGAAGCTGCAGTTGTGGAGCAGGATCCAACAGCATCTGCCACTGCAAGGGCGCAGGCAAAGCTTGATTCCGATAACAAGATACTTGCATTACAGGAGCAGTTCAATACCGATATTGATAAGCTGGAAAAGCAATTGGCGCAAAACTCTCTCACCAATACAAAAGAATCTGCCGATGATATCCGTAAAACAAAAGAACAGATACTGGCAGATCAGAAAGCAATTGCTGCTTCTCGTTTAACGGATATTGCTGATGCAGGAGAGAAACAACGCTCAGAGATCATAGCTAATTATGAAAAGCTTCGCCAGGCGATTTTAAATAATGATAAGCTTACTGCTTCGCAAAGGCAGAAGGCACTTGAGAAGCTGGCAAAGATCCATAATAAAACGATCGTCAGCAGTGAGCTTGCACAACTGGTAATTGAGTTTGAGGAAATAAAAAAGCAGTATGAAAAAGGCCTGGTATCTGAAAAACTATTCCTTGAGAAGAAGGCAGAACTGGAAAAAAAGAAATCAGATCTTGGCGAAGTAAATATTGACCTCTCCGCTGTTGGTATTGATCTTCCATCATCAGGTGAAACACAAAAGTTATTATCCGAACGATTAGCAAAAGCATTCGGATTTGCAGATCAGAGCGCCGAAGCACAATTGCTGGGTGAAACGATCTCACAAACATTTTCATTGGCCGCGGATGCAATGAATAGTTACTTTGATGCAGAACGTGACCGCATTAATGAAAACCTGCAATTGCAATTGGATAGATTGGAGTTGGAAAAAAAGCAGGTAGAATCAAGAGCACAATCACAGGAAGAACTGGAAGCAATAGATAAAGAATTTGCAGCCAGGAAAAGAAAAGCAGAACGTGAAGCAGGTGAGCAACTGAAAAAATCAAAAAAAGCGGAAGCAAAGATCGCATTAGCAACAGAGCTTGCTAACATTGCTGCATCAGCAGCTGCAAATCCTGCCAATGCATTTACATTCGGTGCAGCTGGTGCTATCATGTATGGAATATTAGCGGCACTTGCACTCGGCCGGTATGCATTACGTACTGCAGAGATCAACCGGGAGAAATTTGCGAAAGGTGAACATCTTACAAAACGCGGCGGACAGGCAATAGGCCGTTCACATGCACAAGGAGGCATTCCTTTTAATTACGAAGCAGAGAACCAGGAGCTGTTCATCATCAATAAAAGATCTGCTATCGATAACAGGGTAAGAACATTCACCGGTACCAATAAGCAAATTGCGTCAATGATAAATGAGATCGGTGGTGGAAAAAGTTTTGCCAAAGGAGCAAAGCAGGCGAAATTTGCAAGTGGTGGAGTGATCGGGGATATATTGCAACCACCTGTATTAATACCGGGTGGATCAACGCTGATCAATAATGGAGGAGGAATAACAAAAGACGATCTTAATGAATTTAAAGATGCGATCATTGAAAGAACTGAGGCAACAGATAGAAGGATAGATCGTTTACAAGTGGAGCAGGTTACCAGCAGTGTAACCAATGCACAAAAAAAACAAGTGAAGCAAAGTAATATCGGCACATTATGAAAGATTATAGAAGCAATGATGTAACAGGAAGATTGATAATGGGAGTGATCATTGTAGTTATAGTTTCTTTGGTTATCGGAATTATAAAACTTTTTGAATGGCTGTCCAACCTATGACCGATCTCGATAAAAAACTTCAAGAGATAGCACTGATGAACTGGAAACAGTTTGTTGCACTCGTTGGTGAGGATGCTCTTATCTCTGCAAAAATTTGCCTTCTCAGGCGAGATAAAAAATCTTACGGAGAAATTCAGAATAAGCTTGGTATTACAAAAAATCAGGCGGAGTATGGGTGTGGGAAGTGTGAGTCTAATTTGCCTTCATAAGAAATTTCTGTCCTCTTTTTAAATTACGAGAAATTGTCTGCCATCCAAGAGCGGAGGTAATAACTGAAACTTTTTCATTCTTTTCACTTCTAAAGAAGAACTTATTTTTTCTTCTATAATAGTAAACCAAATATTCTCCTACTACTTTATCAGGCAGCATTTCTAAATAATCCTCAATAGAAACATAAATAAACTCCACTGAAATTATCCCTCCTGATATGGAGCCACATTCTTTGTTTTGTGCAGTAAATGTATTACATAAACTCATATCATATTTTTTGATCTGTAAAAGTGAATCAACTCAATAACCTTTTTCATTTCAGACTCAGGGATTGCCTCACGATAATATTCTAAATAAAAAACGCAAAGGCTATTGGTGATCATCCCGTTTTCTAGTAAGTAATCATTGGTGCTTGACCTTTGTCCGCATTCTGTTTTATGTACTCCCATCTTACCGCTGCCTGGTCTAAAATTTGGTGCTTCATCTACTCTTGCATAATTAGAAACTCCCCTTACCGATCTTTCAAATGCAAGTTTCATTACATCAACAAATTCATCTTTGATTGCAACAACAGATCTCTGTTCCTTTTTTGGTTCAATAAAGAGAAGAAATCTTGGGTTGTCAAGTCTAACCATATAAGCCAAATATAAGATTTCCTCTGAATTTTTCAGACAGGCAGGTAGTAAAACACTACAAAAGGTCAGTTTTTACATACAGTTTTACATCGCAATGGAGAAAAAAAGGTTTATAGCCATTCGTAACCAGGCAGAATCAAACACTTTAGAACTGTATTTCCTGGATGTCATTGCAGACACTTACGACTGGTACATGGGCTTTAGCTCCAAAGTGCAGGAGATCATTGACAAAGTAAATTTCTACAAGCCTTCACGCATCAAATGTATAATTGATAGCGAAGGTGGAGATGCTCAAATTGGAATGTCCATTTACAATTTCCTCAAACGCTGTGATGCAAAAGTGGAAGTTGAGATCATCGGCTTAGCTGGGTCTATTGCTTCGGTGATCGCTATGGCAGCCAACAAAGGCAAACTCCGGATCGCCAAGAATGCCTTTATGGTAATACACAGGGCAGAAGGCGGATGTTGGGGAAACTCTGAGGATTTGCGCCATGGTGCCGACCTCGTGGACCTGTACACAAGCCAGATTGTAGATATCTACTCGCAGCGAACAGGAAAAACCGTAGAAGCTATCAATGCGTTGATCGCAAACGGTGATTACTGGATGACAGGTGAGGATGCTGTTGCACAAGGTTTCGCAGATGAAACTTTCAACGGCGCCGAAAATGTTCAGATCGCAGCTCGTCTTGATCAAAACTTTTACAAAAACATTCCTGCACAGATCAGAGCACAGATGAAGCCCGCAAATGAACCCGATGACTCAAAAACATTCTTTCAAAATCAATTAGAAGAAATGAAAAAATTCTTTACCGAAATCGTCAATGCGATCAAAGGTGTAAAGCCTTCAACTGATCCGGCAGTAAGTATCACCAACCAGATAGCAGACGCAGTAACAGCTCCCTTCGATAAGCTGGCTGATGAAATTGAAACCACGATCAGCAATAAAGTAAATGATGTGGTTGCAAGCAAGCCGGTGAACGATGCAATTGCATTACAAGTAACAAATGCAGTAACCGCTGCAGTTGATTTCAGTAAGGATGGCGCTGGTAAAACAGCGATCGAAGCTGCTGTAAAAGTAGCAGTGGATGCACTTACCGCAGACATGAGCGGAAAGATCACTGCACTGGAAACAGTAAATGCAGGATTGAAAAAGAAGAATGAAGAATTGGAATTGGATATCACCAATATGAAAGGAAATAAAAGCCAGGCACAAAAGAATGAGATCGTGGATAAAGTGTATGGCAAGTTCAACTAATAAAATTTATTCAAAAATCTTTTAAATAAATCGTAATGGCAAACGCAATTGATAACAGCAACCTTCTTGATTACCGCGGCGACCAGCCTTCTGATTTCGTCCCTGGTGTTAATTATGTCTATGATGCAGCCGCTGCAGAAATAGATGTAACCGATGCCTCTGTATTTCCGAGTGGTCATTCGCTGAATCGCATTCATGTACGTGTGCATGATAAGTTCGGCGGTCAGGTAAATGATGAGATCGAAAATCCTGATGGAAGTGACAGTGCTGGTGATCATACCACAACGATCGATGTATCCAGCCTCAACAGGTCAAAACCACTTGACATTACCGCAACAGTTGTTGGCGTTGATCCTTCTGGTCTTGGCCAGGTGGTAGCCGATGGCGGTGCATATGATATCGGCGCAGCTGGTTCACTCGGTAGCTGGGATAAACAAAGACAAGCAAGCCCGGGAGCAAGCTTATAAAGAACGAAAAAATTTTAGATCTCAAATTTCAAATTTAAAATTAATACAATGTTCGAAACCTTTTCACTCGATAGCCTGGCCTTTCATGAGGCCGTTATTCATCCTGCATTCGCAGACATAGTGCCTGCAGGGTTCCCTTTCCAGGGTTCACTCAATGAGTTTTCCCTGATGGATAATGTGCCTACCAAGCGGCCGATCATTGATATCCGCAGGGCGCAGAATATCATGCAGCGCAGAGATGCATCGTGTGATATTATCTATAAAAAAGTGTTTGGTGCCACTACCCGTAGCATAACTACGGAAGAGATATATGGCGCCACCCAGTTCTGCCGCAATGAATTTTACCAGGGAGCATTGAAAGATTGGCGTGCAAAAGATCCACTTTTCGGAAACAAGATTCTCCCCTATTTCCAGCAAGCTGTAAATGCCGATATCACCACCAATGCCTATTTCGGTGATGTGGATCGTGTAACACTGGCAACTGATGCCTACAGCACAAATGTATTTGATGGTGTATTTAAATGGATCGGAAAATATATCGACAACGGTATGATCCCATCCGGCCAAAACTTCGCAATTGCTGATGGCGAAAGTTTCAGTGATTCCGGTGGTCCACAAGCAGCGTATGATCTGCTGAAACAATTATACGATGCACAACCGGTGCTCATGTATAACTGGATGGATACTGAGAAAGCCTTTTATGTAAGCAAAGAAATTGCACAAGGATATATCGATTACCTCACAGTTACCGCAGCTACAGGCGGCGGGTATATTGATCTGATCGAGAACGGTCATTCAAAAAAACAACTCGCATTCAAAGGTATCCCTGTGTTGGTGGAACCAACATGGACGCCAGTGATCACGCAGATAAAAGGTTCTGTAGGTTATGCAGCTGTGCTTACTATCCGTCACAATTTCGTTTTTGCAACTGATACTTCTTATGGCGAAGGAGAAGATGGACATACTGCACTTGAAGTATGGTATGAGAAAAAAGATATGAAGTGGTATTACCGCCTCTTTTTAAAAGCAGGTACGCAGATCGCATTGCCTGAGTTCGTGGTGGTATCAATGACAAGCTGGTAGGATTTAAAATTTCAGATCTCAAATTTCAAATTCGAATTACTAACCTTTTTAATATAAAACTATGCTCTGTGTTTCATTAAAACCATATGTAAGATCCTGCGGTGGAGTAACAGGCGGTATCTCTGACCTAGCCATCTTTGATCCCAATGACCTGGACTTTACAAAAGCAGACGATGTTAGTGGCTCAGCACAAAAATACTCCGCTGTAGCGGAGCGAGATGGTGTGGATGGTATATCCATCTTCGCTATCAGCTTCCAGGAGAATGAAGCCGAGTGGACATTCACACAATCGGTTACTGGTTGCTCTGTTAAGTATGAGCATGAGTTCATCTTCCAGTTACCTGAGAACAGCCAGGAGCTCACCGTATTCCAGGCAGCACTCGATGCAGCTGGTTGTTGCTGCGGTATTGGTCTCATCATGCGGATGAACAATGGAAAAATATTTGTTGCCGGTGAAAAATATGTGAATGCTTCGGCTATCACAAAATTCACATTGAAGCAGGATGGTTCAGAAGGCGGAAGTGGAAAATTGTTTGATGATTTCAATGGAGCCAACATTCACCTGAAAGGATCATACTCACGCAACTTGTATGAGTATTCAGGTTTGTGGTCATCAATTGAATTGTTGATGCAGTCTGGTGGATCAGCTTAATAATATTCTTGCATGCCATTATCGAAGATCAAAAATATCTATTTAAATAAACGGGTTGCGTTTGGAAAAACTGCAGCCCCTTTGTATAAAAGGGATGATATAGATGACCTGGCAATAATAGCACTCGAGAGTAACAACCAAAACCTTATCCGTCTTTTTGAATTTCTTCCTGAATTATCAGTTTTAAAAAAAGCCCGGACAGACGCAGCACTAAAAAAGGATGCACCGGTTGCAGAAGATCATTCAAAAGAAGATCCTAATAAAGAAAGAAAAGAACAAAGACCGGATATCGAGCAGAATAATGAGGATCCAAATAAAGATCTCAAAGAACCAAAAGATGTGGAGCCATATGGCACTACCTCCAACTAAATAAAATCGATCAACTGAAATGGAATGCAAGGGAGTCAGCAAATCAAGCTTAATGGTAAACAAAAAAAACCAAGGGTCAGCAATAAAGTAGTTATTGATGCTACCAATCCTATTCCATTTAAATACGGAAGTGAAGTATTCTCAATCGTTCATCAATCAGCCTACCTCCCGTTTCTACCCCCAAAAGATGATTTTGCCAGGAACTTAATTGAAGCAAGGCTCTTGAGCCCTACAGCAAATCAATGCATCATTACAAAAAAAGATTACTGCGCTGGTGATGGCTTCGAGTCATCCAAAAAAGACGTAGAACTTCCAAAAGAGTTTTTGGAGTGGTGCAGGTCGATGAATCTGAAAAATCAATCGGCAACAAAGCTCACCAAAAATATATTTGAAGATTTCTTTACCTATGGTAACGTACCTATTGAATTGGTCCGCTTTACTGTTGGTGGTGAAAAGAAATTGTTTGCATATGTGCATTCTTTCCTGGAGTGGAGGTTGGGCAAGCCTGATGATAATGATATTGTTCAATATGCCGTACAATCAAAACTTTTCATGCGGGAGAATTTTGTTGCCACTGCTGATCAAATAAAAAAAAGTAAGAAACTTCCGATCTATAATCCTAACAATACAGAGAAAGAAAACTGGCAGAAGGATAAAGATGATCCATCCACTCAGCGCACATTGATATGGTATAAGAACCCCATTACCGGTTTGCCACATTATGGGTTGCCATCCAACATAGCCACGATGATATCTGAAGTACTGGAATACAAAGGCGCCAGGTATAATCTTGATGAATTTGAAAATGGAATGGTAGCCTCTGCAGTGCTTGCACTCAAAGGAAACCTTGGCCAGGAAGAAGCAGATAAAATAGGTAAGAGGATCATCAGCACACATACCGGTGATGGTAAAAGAGCCAGGGTATTTGTTGTTGCCAGTGAAGAAGGAATTGAAGGCAGTGATCTGCATAAACTGGATACGGAACGTGATGGAAGCTATAAAGAATCTGATGAACTGTGGAGCCAGAAAATAATAATGGGCAATGATTGGGATGCGGTGCTTATGGGAGTTCTTAATCCTTCCACACTTGGTAAAGGATCCGGCTTCATTACAAAAGTGATCGAGCATAAATTAAAAACGGTCATCCTGCCCGCACAGCGAGATATCATGGACGAAGTATGGAACACAATTTTAAAAATTGCTGACGCATGGATGGGCTTCGGGCTTGAACAATTTGATATCCGTATCAAGAACTCAATTGATATTTCCGGTTTAACCGATGTTGATATTACTCCTGCTGTACAGGTAAATGAAGTTCGTACCGCCAAGAACTTGCCGGAAGATCCTACTATGAAAGGCGTGTATATGAAAGCCACTAAGCCAGAGAATGCACCTGTAGATAAAGGAGGTGGCAATGTATAGAGTAAATCCATTAAAAAGAAACGTGCTGATCACTACCGATGAAGTGATATTTCATGCACCTACCGGCCACACCATTGATCCAAGAATGATTGATAGTAATATCATCATTGCCGAAGAAGGCATTATCCGTGTTGCACTCGGTTATGATTTTTACCGGGCATTGGTGGTTGAAAAGAACCTTCTTATTACCGATACAAATAAAGCTGCCCAGCAGACACTTATTCAGGCTTCATTGCCAACCGATGCACAGGATGTGAAATTAGAAGAGGGCATGATCGTAAATGCATATGAATATCTCAGTACAGAAAATAAAACACTCTGGACAGAACATCTTTGGAAGTTGATTGCCGAAGTGGTCATCCTGGTTGCATATCCTGAAGGTTTCGTTCAATTAGGAACTGAAGGAGTACATCATAAAGCACCGCCAGCAGGCCCAATGTCAACAGGAGTTGTATCTCCTGATCTGCGCACTATGAAATGGGCAATGGATAAAAAGCACATGATGCGTATCGACCCACTTCGTGAAAGCATGCATCTATGGCTCTGTAAACAACAAAAAGCGGATTCAACCAAATATACTTTGTATGAAAAGTATTGCGATTGCAATGCTGATGGAGTTCCCTATAAAAGAAGAACGGATTTGATACTTGGTATTTATGATGATGACGAAACAACCAGGTGCTGCGAATGAAAAAGCTCATTCACATATTAAAAGGCTGGTGCAAAGTGCTTGGATTAATACCGATCAGTACAGCAGAAGCAAAGCTCTCTGAAATGCGGTTGAAGGTTTGCCGCTTTTGTGATCATGCAAAAGCAAAACGTGTTTTTCATTTTGTAAATGATGAAGCAGTTGTTGGTCATGATCTTTTTTGTACGCAGTGTAAATGTCCTTGTGTTGAAAAAAGCTTAGTAGTTGATGAATCTTGTCCTATCGGTAAATGGTAGTTTTTTAAAACTAATAAATAAAAATCATGCACCACAAGTTAGAATTTAATGAGAAGATAAAATCCAATGACAGGGTAGGTCCATCGAATGTAAATCCAATTTCATTTGAGAAGAAGGAATATGAGGTGGTGGCTGAGGGGGGCATGTATAAACACGGCAGGCAATATAACAAAGGGGATAAAATTTTACTCATAGAAAAAACAGCTGCCAATTTCCTGGCTGCAGGTGATATAAAAAATATTAATAATTAAAAAATAAAGTATAGTCATGAAAACAAAATTGAACTCAAGAAGCAAAACAAAATGGCACATGCACCTTGTCCTTCGTGATGAAAAAGGTAACATCAAGGAGGAAAGAAATGTGTTTAACACTGTAACAACAGCCGGAAAGAACGGCGCCGCTGATCAGATCATCGGTTCACCAACCCTCGGCAAACCAACCCATATGGCTATCGGTACCGGATCTCCGGCAGCAACATTGCTGGGGACAGAAATAGATCGTAATGCTCTAACAAGCAAAACAAGATCTGGAGCAGTTGTCACAATGGTTGGTGATTGGGCAGCTGGTGATGGCACTGGAGCCATTACAGAAGCAGGAGTATTTGATGTAGTTACAGCAAACACAGTAAATATGTGGATGAGTGCATCTTTTTCTGTCGTGAACAAAGGTGCTGCTGATACGCTTTCAATTTCATGGACATTGACGTTCGCTTAATAGGAGGAAAATAAACTATGGGACTTTATCAAGTATTTAATGGGCCAGCTCCTACAACTGTCTCTTTTGTGGCCGTAACTACAGGAACAGGTTTAAAAACAATGCTGCAATTAAAACTTGGTGGTTCTACTAACCAGGTAGGTAAGATTAAAGAATGGGGTATTTCGTTTGACGGATCGGCGGCTGCAACACCAATAGAAGTAGAGTTACTTTCCACTGGCACTGTTGCGGCAACGATCACTGAATTTGTAGCTGCTGATATTTTCAATATCGGAGATCCTAATGCGGGAGCGGTTACAGATGATTTCCCCCTGGCATTTACAGCGGCCGGGGATGAATCAGGATATACAGCTTCAGCAGAAGGGACAATTACCGCTACCAAACTTTATGATGTACAGTTTGTCGCCCCAACAAACCAGTATATAAAACAATTTGCATTGGGTTTAGAACCATGTTGGAAGGCGGCTGATTTTCTTAGAATAAGGGTAAAGGCCGGAGCTGCTGTAAACTGTATCTGCTATATAATATTTGAAGTATAATTTATGCCAATTGCCCCAGTATTTTGTTGTGGATTTGAATGCGGAGTTACTAGTTCTAGCCTACACATAGCTTCTACTCAGGGCTCTTACTCTACTTCTACTGTTAGAAGCGGCGCAAGAAGTCATAGATTTAATCCAACTGCAGTTTCTACGGGACATATAGCAACAACAATTACATTGACAGCATCTGATAAATGGATAATTAGATGCTATATCAACTTTGCAACACTTCCTAGCGCAGACTGTCTTTTACTTTATGTAACAGATGGCACAATAAAAGTTGGATTAGGATTTAAACAGAGTACAAGTAAAATAGATGTCGGGAATGAAACAGCTGGAGGCACTTCAATTATTTCTGGAGGAGTAAGTGTAACTACTGGTGTATGGTATAGAGTAGAACTTTATGTAAATTCTTCAGCTAATCCTTGGACTTATGATGGAAAAGTAGACGGGGTTCAATTATCAAATCCTGCTACTCAGGTTAGAGCGGCAGCAACTCCAACAAATTTTGTTTTTGGCGTGAACTTACGTACTGGTTCGATTACTGCAGATGTTTTCTTCGATGATTTTCTAGCCTCAAATACAATTGTCGATTATCCATTAGGTGCAGGATATGTAAACCACTTTGTACCTACTTCAGATGGTACGCATAATGTGGCGGGGGCAAATGATTTTGAAAGAAGTGCAACAGGTACAGATATTATTAATTCAACAACAACAGCTTTTCAGTTAATAGATGACGTTCCATTAAAATCAGGAGTGGTATCAGAATATATAAATCTTATTGCACCTCCTAATGCAACAGATTATGTTGAAGTGGTATTAGGACCAGCGCCAGGAATAAGCACACCAACAAATGCTCCAAGAGCAGTAGAAGCGATTGTTGCTCATGCTTCATCAGCAGCAGGAACACATAATTTAAGAATTGCACTAAACGATAACGGTTCACTTGATGATGTTCTTAATACAACAACAGCACCAGGAACAACCGCAGCTTACGCAAGAAAATTTTATAGTGATCCTCCAAGCGCTGCAAGTGTATGGACATTAAGTGGCAATGGAAATTTCAATAATGTCAGAATGAGATGCTTTACAAGTGATGCAGCCCCAGATCCTTGGTGGGCTAGTGCAATGATAGAAGCAGAGTTTCAAGAAATAGCCGCTATTCCCAATAAAATAGTAAACATTAACCAATCTGTAAAAAGAGCAGCTTATTATTAATGGCAAGGCACGGAAGATCATATCCGATTAAACCGCATATAACACGAATTGTGTTTTATCCAACAAACTTTGCCCAAAACTTTGCCGATACTATAACATTGTCAGATGCCGCCAGCCTTACAAAAGTTTTTAACAGGGCCCTTGCTGATACAATCACTTTATCCGATGCCATTGTCAAAGCGCTAACACTTAGTAAGTCGGATACTGTTACACTGAGTGATGCAAATGTTTTAAGTCCGACACTCAAAAAATCCGACACTGAAACTCTTTCAGATGCAATTGTAAAAACTGCTGGCCTTTTTAAAAGTGATACCATTAGTCTTACTGATGCTATTATAAAAGCGATCACTCTTAATAAGGCTGATACAATAACACTGTCTGATGCCAAGGTGATTGCAACCGTACTGTTTAAATCCGATAGTGAAACACTCGGTGATGCTATTGTAAAAGGTATAGGATTAAAAAAAAGTGATTCACTTACGTTGTCTGATATCATTTCTCTTACGGTAACTTATCTGAGGTCGTTTTCTGATACAATTACACTATCAGATGCAATAGTCCTTGCAGTTGCTCTTCATAAGTCGGATTCATTAACGCTGACTGATGCTATTACAAAAAGTATAACATTAAGCAAGTCAGATACGATCACACTTACAGACTCCATTGTAAAAAATCTTTCGTTAAATAAAGCTGACAGTTTAAACCTTTCAGATGCGGTTTCAAAAGCGATTGGCCTGGTTAAAAGTGATTCAATTACACTGTCCGATGCTATCGATATTTTAAAAATAATATTGCTGGAGCTTTCAGATATGGTCACTCTTACTGACGCTATTTCAAAAGCGATCGGCATTAATAAGGGTGACATTACATCTCTTTCCGATGCGATCAGTTTAACAATTGCATTTAACAGGACCTTCAGTGATACACTTACCCTGTCTGATACTATTGCAAAAACATGCGGCCTTAATAAATCAGATTCAATTACTGCTGCAGATGCCATTGTAAAGAGTGTTTTCCTTGCAAAGTCGGATTCAATTACTTTATCAGATGCGATCAGTAAGGCAGTTACAAAAGCAATGGTTGAGGGAATTACACTGAGTGATGCATTGGTAAAAAGTATTACAAAAGTTGTTACTGATATTATCACATTAACAGATGCGATTGATGTTGACCTTACTACAGGCGGCGGCGGTCCTATAGATTACGATTTAACACTTTCAGATGAAATTTCCGTCACTGATCTAATTTTTAAAACAATAGTCAAAGTTGTTGCCGATCAAACAACCTCAACTGACCAAATAAGTAAGTCGTTCACCAAACAACTATCTGACACAGCAAGTATTTCAGATGCCATATTCAAAGCAACAGGTAAGGTTGTTACGGATACCGTGAGTCTTTCAGACCTGGTAAGTACTATAAAAGAATATATAAGATCATTTACAGATAACATCACACTGGCAGATGAAATAACAGCGAGCCTTCAAAGCGAATTGGATGTAACGCTTTCAGATACGATCACTTTATCAGATGCTATTACCATTTTCAAACGTGTGCAAATTATTATCTGTAGCGCCATTGCCACCAGTATAGTGTTTGAATCTGAAATAGATCATGAGATGGTTGGAGAAAGCATTATCAATAAAGCCTTAGAATTTGATAGTCATTTTGAAGGATGGGAGTTGACGTTTGAATCGAAAATAGTAACAGAATTAAATTTTGAGAGTCATGTCGATTTTTAAAACACAGAGCCTTTTCTCAATAGTTGCCAAAACTCACTACGATGACCTTGCTTCCGCAGAGGTAACAAGGATATTATATAAAAAGCCTGGTGGAACAGAAGGTTATTGGAATGCATCTGTATCTGGTACAAACCTTATTTATAATGTAGCCAACGGTGATATTGACGTTGTTGGTCAGTGGACATTCCAGGCATACATCGAGCTGGGAGGATTAAAGGGATATGGAAGTGAATTTACTCAACAAATTAAAAAACCAATATTATAAAAACTAAACGATGAAAAAACTTATAATTCCAATATTGATAATTTCAGCAGCCTTATTTGGTTGCGATTTCAGTGGTCAGCCGAAAGACGACAAAACACCAAAGCCGGACATTGTAAAAGTTGATACTACAAAGCATCTTATTGACGTGGTATTAGAGAATCCTGAAATGGATAAAAAGGTCAATGACATTACGGTTGCCAAAAGAAAAAGACCAGGAGAACCGCCGCCTGTAATAACTCACAACGGATGCATCCTTTTAGATTTTGATGGCCATAATTTATCCGGCACAGTGTGGAATGTGAGTGGTGATATTCCTTGTGACTCTTCAGGATTAACAGAAGAGCAGCAGCAGTTGGTACTTGATACAGTAAGATCTCATTATTCAGTTTTTCCTACAATAACTGTAACAACCGATGAAGCAGTTTTTAATACCTATCCGCAGAATAAAAGAAGAAGATGCATTATCACCAGATCTAATGAATGGTATGGCAATAGTGTCGGTGGAGTGGCATACTTAAATTCATTTGGTTGGTTTGACGATTCACCATGTTTTGTATTCACTGCATTGCTAGGATATAGTTTAAAGAACGTCAGTGATGAAAGCAGCCACGAATGCGGTCACACTCTAGGACTTAGACACCAATCAATATGGGAAAATGGAGTTAAGATAAGTGAATATAATTGGGGTAATGCCCCAGGTGAAATCGGTTGGGCCCCCATAATGGGCTCATCACTTACTGCTGTTCATCCGATGTGGTGGATCGGACTCAATTCATTAGGAGTAATGCAAAATGATACAACAGTAATTTTTACTACACTCAGAAATTAAAAATAAAATCTCAATATCATGAAAAAGATCCTACTACTCATTGTGCTTGTTTCGCTGTTCCTTATTTCCTGCAACGATTGGAAGGATCCACCCGATGGATTTATAAAGGCAGCTCGTATTGAGCAGGCCAAAAAAGATTCTATTGATAAACTTGCTTCTTTAAAAGAACAACCAATATCCAAACAATGAAAAACCTATTACTAACAACCCTTATTATTCTCTGCTTCTTTTCCTGTAACAAAGCAAAAGAAGATTGGAGCGATATTCCACAGTCAAAAGTGGTGGAAGAAAAAAAATACGAATTCTTTAATGAAGGGACTGCTAAGAAACCATCTTTCGAACCGGGGGTAGTATTGTTTAAGTTAAGAGACAATAACTCATTGAATAAAATATCTGCAAGTGCAAAGCACATCTATACAAAAGCAATGCAGCGTAAGGGTGATAATGGTTTTTACAAAATGATCGCACAGCCGGGGAAAGAAGATAATATTATTAATGAGTTGAGGAAAAATCCAGGTGTTGTTTATGCCGAAAAGAATTGGGCTGTATATACACAAAGCATTCCTGATGACCCTTTATATAATCAACTATGGGCCGCATCAGCTATTCATCAAGCGGATGCTTTTGCACACGGTAACTACGGTAGTACGTCGGTGATCGTTGGTATTATCGATGAGCCATTACTTAATTGCCATGAGGATCTAAAAGATCAGATATGGAACAACCCCTACGAAACAGAGAACGGAATTGATGATGACGGCAATGGCTACATAGATGATATGAACGGGTACAATTTTGTGATCAACAGCAACAATATTTACTTAGGTCCGTCATTATCACACGGCACTCACGTTGCAGGAACGATCGGTGCGAGAGGAGGCAATCAAAAAGGAGTTATCGGTGTAAGCCCTTATGTAACGATGATTGCTTGTCCCTTCTTAGGAGGCGGTGGAGGTTATATTGATAACGCTATAAAGGCAATGGATTACTTAACAGGATTGAAATTGTTACATCCTGAGTTAAAAATTTCTCATTCATCAAATTCATGGGGTGGCGGTGGCCCATCAGAAGGAATGAAAGATGCGATCGATAGAGCAGCCGCAGCCGATATAGGATTTATAGCAGCCGCAGGAAATTCAGCATTGGATAATGATGTGAATGATTTCTACCCGGCAAACTACATAAAAGTATGTCCAAATGTAATGGCAGTTGGGGCAAGCGATTGGAGTAACAACAGGGCATCATTCAGCGATATTGGTAAAACAACAGTTTGTTTATTTGCGCCTGGTACCGGTATTTTATCAACCATACCAACAAGTACAAGTGGTTCTGGTTACGGAGAAAAATCAGGTACATCAATGGCTACTCCGCAAGTATCAGGTGCAGCAGCATTAATAAGAGCCGCACATCCTGATTGGACATTCGTACAGATAAAAGCAGCGTTGATCGCTTCGGTAACTAAAGTTCCTTCCTTAACTGAATTTTGTCAGTCAGGAGGTGTTTTAAATTTAAACGATCCAATATTTTTTGTTTCAACTCCTGTAATACAACCAGGTAGAGAATGCCATCCGTGGCCCATTGACAATACGCCTCCGTCAAGACCAGTTAATTTTAGATTGTACGGTGGGCTTAATCAATCGCCGGGATACGGAGTAAATGCAAATGGCGAAGGTTATTTTTATGTAACTGCTGATCCCTCACTTCCGGGAGAAGCTGTGGCAGGTGCAATAGTTTATTTAGATGGTGCTAGTTGGACATGGGGCACCTACTTTCCAGGCGGTATTACCGGGATGCCAATAAGAGCTTATGATATTTGGTGCAGGTATTATGATCTGTTCGGTAATTATTCTGATACAAGCAATCATATAAGATTTACATTGGGAGATACAGTACCGGTACTACCTCCTGCTCCAGATACCCAAGCCCCAACACTTAATGGCACTCCGACAGTAACCAATGCAACTACATCTTCACTCACATTCAATCATGCAGGAGCAAGTGATAATGTTGGCATAGTTAGTTATGAAGTGAATTGGAGAGCATCAGGCGGAAGCTGGCTGCAACGAACATCAACCAATCTATCTGAATCGTTCAATAATTTATCAGAAGGAACAACGTATGAATTTTTCTATACAGCAAAAGATGCGGCAGGCAATGTTTCATTAGCAAGTGAAACAATATCGGGAACTACTCTGATCACTCCGCCACCACCGCCGCCCCCAACTTATACCATAACGGCAAGTCTTAATGGATCATCCACAGGAGCATCACAGGTCACCCTGGTATTTAGTTATTCATCTACCGGCACCATTTCATTAACGCAGCTGGAAAGAAGAAAAGGGAGCAGTCCTTTTGCATCAATAGCAAATTATCCAACAAGTCCATACGCTGATAATAATATTCCAACACCCGGCCAGTATTCATACCGGCTTAAAGTTGTTTTATCTAATGGACAGGTGGGATATAGTAATGAGAAGAATATTCAAGTGAAGAAAAAATAAAAATTCATGCAATCAATGGCAATGACACCACAGCAATACTCCGAGTTTCAAAGACTCAAGAAAGATGTTGAAGAATTGAAGGGAAACTGGGAGGAGCTAAATACTAAGATCGACAAGATCCTTTCCCTGGTGAAAGGAATTGCTATTGGCGTTGCGATCGGCGCTGTAATTTTTGGGTTATTGTCAATCAAGGACTTTATAAGTCTTGTAAAATGAAAATGAATAAAAAACCAATTGCCGTTGCTGTTGCCCTTGTGATTGCGGGGTTTTCGCTTCAGATCACAAGCAAGGCAAAAAGCATTGGCGAAGTTTCTGGTGGCTGCATGATATTCATTGGACTTATTATGCTTTCAATTTCTCTTCATGATATTTTAAAAAAGAAACCCGATTCACACAATAAAAATTCGTCATTATGAGTAAGTTTTTTGACCTGTTTGCAAAGAATGTAAGAAGCATTATAGCAATGCTGATCGTTGTTGGCGGTTTCGGATTCTTGTTCTCCCTGCTTTTTATTAAAATACCGGAGGGTAACGATTCTGTATTGAATGTAGCTGCTGGAATTGTACTTGCTGTTCTTGGAGCTGTAGCAAGTTATTATTTCGGTTCATCAAAGGATAAATCCGATGTTGATAAAGCTGATAGTGCTATTGAAATGAAAAAAGCTGGAGTTGAATGATGCAACAGCCAATTAAAACAACGACGACAACGACAACCAAGTGGTATAGTTCATTACTAACACCACAAACTTTTCTTATGGCAATGTCCGGACTGATAGCTGTTACTCTTTTCTGGTTTAAGACGGAAGATAATTGGAAGAAAACGGCAACCAAGGCTGATGCAGAAGATCTAAAGATCTTGCAGGAGAGAGTTCAGAACCTGGAAGAAAGAGTTACACGTCAATACACGGTCCAGCGTGAAGAAAATGAAAAGACGGACCACAAAGTTGAGGGTGCATTATACTGGCAACACAGCTGGGACGGATATTGGAAGGGTCTGCACGAAAAAGAAACAAAATGATACCGATGAACCCGACAAATAAAAAGATGTGGATTATTGCAGGCATACTTGTTTTTGCTGCAATAATTATTGCATTCACTTTTTTATCAAGACCAAAAACAGGTATTGATTATAAAGAGCTGATAAAAGCAAAGGACGAAACAATTCAGGCCGTCATCAGGGAAAGGGACGTTTACCGTCAATGGAAGGAAGATGCAATACAAGAACTACATGAAAAAGATTCTGTTTTACAAATCAAGGTCAAAACTAATACGATCAGATATGAAAAAATTCCTGTTACTGTTAGCAATCTTAGCGACGATGAACTCAGACGGGCAGTTGAGGGATACAGATAGCACGACTGTTTCCAATGTTGCACTTAGAAGAATATTGACAGCTGCTGAACAAAAGAAAGTATTGGATGAACAGGTATTGCTGCTTAACCAGCGAATTGCCGGGTATGAAGAGATGGTAAAGCAATACAAAGACAAGGACACAGCAACGGTAGGTAGTTATGAAAGGCAACTTGTACTGATGAAAGATGAACGTACAATACTGGAGACTGCTATCAAGGGAAAAGAGAAAGAGATCCGTCGGTATAAACGAAAATTATTTGTCCGAACAGCAGGCGGTGTAATGATCACTGCTGGTTTGGCTTATTTATATTTTACAAAATGATTTACTAACAAAAAATAAATTTTATGTCAGACAAAACACAAAAGTTGATACTTAGAGCAACCGTTGGTTTCATTCTTTTGATCACATTACTTTTTATGTTCGTGATCAACCCGCATGTAAATAAGGACCAGTATAGTAGTGAAACATTATGGGAAGCCGTACACCCATGGAACTGGTTTTTTGATACAGTTGCATTGATCGGGCTTGTTGGCTTCTGTTTATTTCTCACCGGCTATCTAGGAAAAGTCATCAGGGACCCTCAGAAAGGAATAATCCGGGTCATTGGCATTATCTGTATGATAGCAGTACTATTATTTTTTGTATGATATTATCATGGGCCATATCACAATTGTTGATGGTGTTATATATCAGGTTTACAGCGTGGCACCATGCTCCTGCTGTTAATGCAATGCGTGAATATGTGCCTACGCCAAATCCTTATGAAGATCCCTTTCATACAAACGCATGGCTGCAGGCAGCAGCTGTGGCGCTGTGTATATCGCTTGGATTATTAAGTTATCATTCTATTTGGTGGTGTATAATATCCGGAGTGCTCAGTGCCTTTTATTACTGGCTGCTGTTTGATATATGGTTGAATCTTGGCACTTATAAGAATTGGGATTACCTGGGACAAGATGCAACGCTCGATAGAATGCTAAAGAAAATATTTGGCAGCCGTGCCGGTGAATGGAAAGCGATCATACTCACAGCACTCATAGTTATTATTAATGTTTTAAAATTCATTTTATGAAACAGACAACACTTGCAAAACTTCCAGACCAGTCAAAATTCAGACTTTCTAAAAGAAGTAAAGTAGTTTATACCAAGCAAACCAAGTGGAGAAGATCAGGCGGTTTGATGGCCTATGTATTTACATCGGATTCAAGCGGCTTAACTTTTAAAAGAGTTGGCAGCGTGAAAGTTTGGGTGGATGAATTTATAGTAAATAAATCTACTGGTACCACAGTTGCCAGAAAACCAAAAAAACAAAAGAAATGAACTTGCCTACTCAATACAAGTTTTTAGATGAGATCGGTGTCTTACCGAAAATGCTTGCCGCGGCCCTGCAATATTTGGGAGTAAAAGAAATTCCTGGCGCCGCATCCAATCCTGTGATCATGGAAATGGCAAGAGGACTTGGTGTATCTAATATTTACACCAACGATGATACTTCCTGGTGTGCTCTCTTTATAAATCATCTTATCAGGATCAATGGCAAACCGATCGTAGATTATAAAGGAGATAAATACAATTTACTCCGTGCAAAATATATGTTGAACTGGGGTCAGTCCGTGAAATTGGAAGATGCATTGCTTGGTGATGTAGTGATCATCGAACGACCCGGTGGCGGTCATGTATTTATCCTCATAGGCTTTACCAAAGCAGGTAATCTAATTGGCATCGGCGGCAACCAGGGAAATAAAGTATCTATCGCCGAATTTGATAAAGACAGGGTACTTGGAGTAAGAAGATATTATGCCACCGGTATCCCGGCAAGTGCAAAGCGATATGTATTGAACAGTGAGGGAGTGGTATCAACAAACGAAGCATGATATCTATTCCTAAAGCAAATGAAGATTGGAGCAATTATCCCTGTTGGCAACCTACGGAAACAACTGATGGAAGAAAGCTGAAGCCAATAATCATTTGCAAATGTGGCCATCCTTTTGGCCTTGGAAGACATTCGATAAATGACCGTGGCGAAATAAACGCATCGTTTTTTCATAGAGACAAGGATAAAGAAGGCGATAATCTTGGATGCGGATTTCATGAACACTTAAAGTGTGAAGGATGGGATGGAGGATCATTTTCAATTAGTGAAGGAAATCGTTAACTCTTTTCATATGGCAAGCAATCGTTAGTCCTGCTGTTTCTACAGCGGGACTTATTATTTACAATCACAGCTCATTTTTTCTTCTGCCTGACCATTTGGAGTAAGAGAATCAAATAATATTCTTTGGAGGTTAACAACGTTATCTCGATAATACCAATATATTTTTTCAACTTGATAGGCGCTGTCAGTATTGCCGCATGCAAAGTAGCAGTGTCTTTTTTGGTAATAGTAGGTCATTGAATCTGACATCGAAATGTATTTCTTTTCAAGAGGTGTTAATTGCTTCGGTTTTGTAAGTAATCCGGCAGTCAACATTGCTGCAAAGCCGAAAAACAAAATGGCTGAATTTCTCATTCCACAAATGTAAAACCAATTCCGTTATTTCAAGTTAATTAGTATTTCACTACAAATTGTAATATTTTATTACATTTGGCAACGATAGCAGCCAAATGCAGGTACACATCCTTAAACCATACCGCAACGACAAAAATCTTGGAAAGGCGTATAATGACGCAATGGCAATGCTCCCGGAAGACGATGCCGCCTGCCTTTGCGATATCGATACTTGCTTTCTTACTCCCGATGCCGGCACGATTATCCAAGAATATGTTTACCGCAATCCCGAAGCAGGGATCCTCACTTGTTTTACTAACCGGGTAAGTCCGCTCAGCAAAGGGCAGTTGCTTCTCTGTGCCGTAGATGAAGATAGTGATATGAGGACACACATAAAATATGCTGAAGAACAAAAGAATCTCCTTTTTCAAACAACAGTCATCGATCGTGATATCAGCGGCTTCCTGATGGTGGTCAGTAAAAAGACATGGAACAAAACACCATTCCCTGATACCGGCAAGGCGCTTGGGGTAGATACCCATTACGGCCGCATGATCCGGGCCGATGGTTTACAAATTTTAAGAATGGATGGTCTTTATATATGGCACACTTACCGGCTTATGAATGGCATTGCTGATAAAAAACATTTACAAACATGACGATCGTTATCTGCTGCAATGAAGAGTATTATCACAGGGGAAAAGATTTCTTTGAATCATTGCGTAAGAACTGGAAAGACCGGGTTTGCGTCCTGTGCATTGATTTTGACCCAAAAGAGAAAGTTAAGGAATGGTACTATGCTACCTGTGAGGCTGAAGATCTACCAAGTTATCGCCGGGGATGGCCGGCAAACCGCGACTTTTTTATTTGCTGTGAAGGCGGTGATTTCTTTAATTATTTTTCTTTTACTCCGGATGAGCTTATCCTGCAAACTGATGTTGATATGATCATGCAGCGAACAATGAGCCCCTCGGAAAAAAAGATATTAGCTGATTTAAAACAAGGCGAAATTGCATTATCAGCATCTGCCAAACCAGTGATGACTCTCCGGGAAGAATTTTTTCGGTTGCGTCCCAAAAGAAATTACTTAAAAATCAATCGTGAGTTTCCAGGAAGATGGGGTGCAATTCCTTTGTATTGCTCAGGTATCGTAATTGCAAGAGCAGAAACATATAGACAACTTAGTCAAAAATATATTGGTGATATCGATAGGATGATTCAAAATTTTGATCACCATGCTGCGGGCCAATGGCTACTTAGTTTTTATGCAAAGGATTTTAATGTGATAGATCTTGGCAACACTTTTCAAAATGCATCCTGGTTTATTGATACGGACATAGAAGAAGGAGATTATCTAACCCACAAGGGGCAGATAGTTTTATTTAATCACACAAAATTTTTGAGGGAATATTTATACTGATGGAAGTAAATCTTACCATGGATAAAGTATTTGAACGGCTGATAAATTGCCTTAACGAAAAGGATCCTTTATCAATTGTAAGATATGGCGATGGTGAGGCCATGGTTTTGAACGGATTTAATGATCATGGTAGCCTTCATTTCATTCTTAGAAAATTGCTGGGTCATATTCCGGCTCATAATGAGATCACAAGTATCCGACAAAATTTAATACAAGCATACAGAGAGGCAGATATAATCGGCATTCCTGTTATAAACAGGCACATGAATGATCCGAACAGTTACTGGCACAGATCAGGCTCAATATTAAATACAGCAGTTGGTGCTGAGTACCTGGCTAAAAAAGAGATCACCAACATCGACGTCCATTCTCATTTTCTTGATAAAGGTTATTACGATCAACTGCTCACTGGCATAGATACACTTTGTTATATCTCATGCCGGCAACTTGATGAAGCGTTTAAAAGACGTTACAGAATAAAAAATGTGTATTCATTCATCATTGCTCCCGAAATGTATTACACATCCGGGTATGATGGTCCTCCACATTTTCCTGATCAGTATAATGAAATAAAGAAATGGGTAACAACAATTCCTGTTAAAGGAAATCTGTGTCTTGTTGGCGCCGGTGTTGTTGGTAAAATTTATAATAACTGGTTTAGAGATCATGGTGGTATATCAATGGATATCGGGAGCATCTTTGATTCGTTTGCAGGGAAGCGAACAAGAGGACAAGGAAGAGGAATGGATGTTATTGATGAAACTTATAAACTATAATGGAAAAATTCTATTCAAAAAGGGATCCTGAAATTCTTTTACACTTTGTAATAAGAAAGGAAGACTTTGTTCCAGGAAGACAAGATCTTATTTATCCTGAAGAATTTCTCCAATGCTCTACACTCAACTTAAAAGCCGGCACCACCTTTAAACCTCATAAACATATCTGGAAGCAAAAGGACTTGCTAATGATCGCCCAGGAAAGCTGGGTTGTTATTGTTGGTAAAGTAAGATGCACGTTTTATGATCTTGATGATAGTGTATTGGCTGAGCCGATCCTTAAAGCCGGTGACGCAAGTTTCACCCTGCAGGGAGGACACAACTATTTAATATTAGCTGATAACAGTAGAATTTTAGAGTTTAAAACGGGGCCTTATTATGGACAGAAAATGGATAAAGTTTTTTTATGAGTGATTTCAAAATTATTGTGACAACCAGTGACCGTTATCATCACATCCTCCCGGTGTTCTTTTTTCTATTTGAAAAATATTGGGGTGGCGAAGTTGAATTAGTTGGTTACAAAGAGCCAAAGAATTTGCCATCATATTGCACATTTCACTCAATGGGTGAGCAACGAGGTCCATCATTCTTCTCAGATGATCTTATCAAATATTTTGAAAAACAGGATGATCACATAATCTGGCTAATGGAGGATACTTTTTTAAAGGATCATGTAAAATACCAGCGGCTTACTGATCTTATGAGCTTAATGAAATACAATGCAAACATCGGTCGTATCTCTTTATCCTGTGATAGCATTAAACATTACACAACACTTTACGGACAACTTGCTGATGGTGCTGAAATATTTCAAACTCCTCCCGTTTCTGCATATCACCTCAGCACTCAACCCGCTATCTGGAATAAAAAGTTTTTGTTGAAATGGTTATGGCCAGGTCACTCACCATGGGAATTTGAAAATCTGAAAGGAACAATATACGATCATCCGGAGAATGAATTTGTGAACCTGGCACTGGATAAGTTTAGTGCTCCAATAGCCCATAATGAAGGAGTAAGAAAAAGAGATCTGTTTGCTTTTGATCTGAATGGTATCGATGAAAACGTAATTGCCGAAATGAAAGAAAAAAATATTTTATGATCAAATATCATATTGGCTGTGGCAAACGTGACTTTGGTCCAGAATGGATTCATATTGATGGTGAAAATTATCCGCACGTAAAATCTTCTGATGTATGGTTAATGAGCCAAAACCAAGATTCAGCAGATGTAATTTATTCTTCACATCTCCTGGAATATTTCGACCTAATAGAAGCTAGTGGACTTTTATGGAGTTGGTACAATGTTTTAAAACGTGGCGGCATTCTTAGAATTGCTGTTCCTGACTTTGAAGCACTATCGTACGCATACGAAACAGCAGATTTCAAATTGTTAGATATAATTGGTCCTTTATTCGGACGTATGGAAATGGCTGGTCACAAAATATATCACAAAACAACTTTTGATTATGATAGCCTTCATGATTTGCTAACTGATGTTGGATTTAAAAACATTCGCAAATATGATTGGCGGCAAACAGAGCATGCTCATATCGATGACCATTCGCATGCACATCTCCCACATGATCCGGAAGCGATCAGGACCGGCAACTTTACCGATAAGCATATTTTAATATCCTTAAACGTGGAAGCTACCAAATGAGGATCAACTATGTCATAGCAACCTGGTCCGGCATAAGGAGAAACCCGAGCACTGAGTATTTAAAAAAACACCTGCAAAGATTGTTTGAACTCAAACACAACCTTGCACAGATCACAGTGGTACGGCCGGCGGGCAGCGATAATGAAGAGTTTTACAATATTGATCCAGAGATCCGTAAACATATTACACTTATAGATAGATCGGAAAACGATCGTAGCTACGGACAATTCTTATTTGCTTACAAAACATACGAAAATTATTTCACCCATTACATAATTGTTGAAGATGATTATATCCCAAATATTGACCACTTCGATACTTTACTTGTTATGTTGATGGAAGAAAAAGGTTGTGATTATCTCTGCGGTAAATATGGAAGATTCAGGAAAACAGATCCATTGCATCCGCAGCAAAATCAGGGCATCGTTAAATCATCTGCGTTCAGAAAAATATTGGCTGATAATTGCGATCCAAAATTCTATAAAAACGGGATTGAGGATGGCCAGGAACAAAGCATGTTTGCTGAACTCTTTACAAAGAATGGTTTGACAATTTCTGATTATTCAGATCGATATTCAATTCCATATTTCGACCGGTACCTCCGTTATTTTTCTGAACACAAAGGTTTCAACACTCTGTTTGTGCCTTACCAGTGTTTATTTCACCGGGCATTCACTTATGAATGGGACATGCCTGATTCAATACCACAACCCGATTCACATTTCTTATCTGAAATGCTTTTTGCTGTTAAGGATAACGGGTTTGATGTTGTTGAAGATGATGTCGTGAAGGGGTCGTTTAAAACCTATCGAGCAGATGGCAAACTATTTATCGAACTGCAAATTGAGGAGGAACACTATCAGCTCTTAACGCTGGAAAGATTCCTTTATGAAAACCGAAGTGAGTACGTAAGCATGTGGATTGACACTGGTAATTCGTTTTATAAAAAGTTAGTGGCACTTGGTTGGGAAGATACCGCAGAAGGTATCACAAAAGATAGGTTTCACAGACTAACAAAAATCTGTCAATGAATAAGCAACAAATAAAATCACTGGTTAATAAACAAGATCCCTTTGTACTGGATGTTGGCTGCTATGATGGAAAGGATAGCATAGAACTTTCTGAAATATTAAAATGTGATGTTCATTGTTTTGAACCAGATCCTCTTTCACAGGACCTGTTTGAATCATTGCATGGACAAAACAAAAGATTACACCTGCACAGGTTTGCACTCAGTAATGTAAATGGTGAAATAGATTTTTATCAATCCAATCATCCGCAGAGTAATTCCATTCATCCACCTAAGCGCCATTTGAATTTATTCCCCGCAGTTGAGTTTGATGAAGTGACAAAAGTAAAAAGTAAAAAACTTGATACCTGGTACCTGCAGCGCAGCGAAAGCCGGGTAATTGATTTTATATGGGCAGATCTGAATGGATCTGAAAAGGATTTTATTCTTGGTGGACTTACTACCCTATCCGTCACAAGGTTTTTATATATCGAAGCGGCGGTAAAAGAATTGTATGAAGGGCAGGTGCATGTTGATGATCTGTTGGCTATAGTTAAAAATCATTTGCCTTATTATGAAATGATGGCAATGTATAATTGGGGCGAAAGCTTCGGTAATGTTTTATTTAAAAATAATAATTTATGAAATATAATCCATTCAGATTAATTGATGGTTTATATAACCGATCTGGCATTTATCAAATAAAGTGTATTATCAATGGTGGCATTTATGTTGGATCTGCATCCAAATTTGGCCAAAGAAAAAACACTCACTATAATAAGCTAAGAGATAACATACACGAAAACAAAAAGCTACAAAACGCATATAATAAATATGGTGAATTAAATATGCTGTTCCAGATAATCGAGTTTGTGGATAATAAAGATCAATTAACATCGAGAGAGCAGTTTTATATTGATACTCTAAACCCACGATTTAATATTTGTAAAGTGGCAAACAGGACATCTGGTCTTACCGCTTGGAATAAGGGAATTCCAATGCCAAAACATGTTATTGCAAAACAGCTTGCAACAAAAAAAAGCAGGATTTACGAAAAACAAACTATTTCCGAAGAACACAAGAGGGCTATAGCGACAAAGAACTCTGGTCGACCAAAAACCGAATTACAAAGAATGATTTGGTCTAAACTTCGTAAAGTGATGCTGCCGTGGAACAAAGGTATAAAAGGAGCGGTAATAAGTACACAGCGAAAGGCTGTAATTCAATTAACTATTGCTGGAGATTTTGTTGCGGAATACTCGTCAATTGCTGAAGCAGAAATAAAATTGGGATGCAGGGCAAACATTACAAATGCTTGTAGAGAAAACAGAGTGTCTAAAGGATTTAAATGGAAATATAAAGAAGTAGCATGAATAAAATAGTATCAGAATTTGAAAATAAAATATCGGAGTTTTTTGGAGTCCCCTTTGGTATTTGTGTTGACAGTGCCACCCACGGAATGGAATTATGTCTTCGGATTCTCAATATCAAAAATTTCTTTTCACCGAAACGGACATATTTGTCCGTCCCAATGTTAGCCAACAAATTGAACATTGATCTTACTTGGAAAGACATTGACTGGAAAGATTATTATTATTTAACTCCGCAAATCATTGATGCTGCTGTTTTATGGAAGCCCAACAGTTACATACCCGGTACATTCATGAGCATCAGTTTCCAATATCAAAAGCATTTATCATTAGGTAGAGGGGGAATGATCCTTTGTGATAACAAAGAAGCTGCTATTGAATTAAAGAAAATGTCTTACGATGGCCGGTTGCCTGGAATACCATGGAGAGACCAGGATATTGATACTATGGGATATCATTATTACATGACACCAGAAACCGCAGAATTGGGCTTAAAGAAATTACCAGAAGCAATAAGAACAGAGCCTCGGCAATGGACCGTAAATGATTGGCCCGATCTTACTCAAATGAAAATATTTAAAAATTTATGATCAGTGAAGAAGAAATATCGTTTTATCAATCCATCATTCACAAGCTGAATGTGGTGTTTGATGTCGGCTGCAGGGACGATAATGTTTTCGATGAATTAAAGCCCGGGATCGAAGTGCATTTATTTGACCCAGTACAAAGAAACAGCCTGATTGAAAAAATATCAGGGAAGCCAAAAATTCACTTTAATAATATCGGTCTCGGTGATCAGAAAACAAGTTCAGTCTTTCATCCTGCATACGGGTCCATCCTTTTAAGGGATGATCCAAAATGTACCGATCACCACGAAATCACGATCAACATCGATACGGTGGAAAATTACTGTAGAGATAAAAACATAACCCGGATCGATCTCTTAAAAATAGATACTGAGGGTTACGACCTGAATGTTATAAAAGGCTGTGGCGATATGATCCGCAACATAAAATATATCCAGTTCGAGGATTGGGATGATGAAATGGTAATTGCAACGATCAAATATTTACAACCAAAAGAATTGATCACATTAAACAGTAAGCCTAAAAACTTTGTAGCTATATTATGAAACACGCTTTAATCACAGGAATTTCAGGACAGGATGGAGCTTATCTATCAGAGCACCTTTTATCATTAGGCTATTTGGTATCTGGAGTTATCAGGCGTAATAGCGTGAGCGAACACCAGGAAAGCAGGATTGCTCATTTAAGTAAGAAAATAACTACATATTATGGCGATGTAACCGATGCCGGATCCATTGAAAAAGTGATGACTGAAGTAATGCCTGATGAAATATATAATCTTGCAGCGATGTCGCATGTGAGGATCTCGAGTGAAATCCCCCAATTCACCGCCCAGGTAAATGCGATCGGTGTTCTTAATATGCTGGAGGCTTATAGAAAGATTTGTCCAAAAGCAAAATTTTATCAAGCATCATCTTCAGAGATGTTTGGAAGTAGCGTTGATGCTGATGGCTATCAACGGGAATTGACTCCAATGAACCCGGTGAGCCCTTACGGATGTTCAAAAGTTTTCGGTTATAATATTGTTCGGCATTATCGTAATGCATTTAATCTTCACGCTTGCAACGGTATTCTTTTTAATCATGAAAGCCCACTGAGAAGAGGCAGCAATTTTGTTACTACAAAAATTGTAGATGGTGCCATTAAAATAAAACTTGGGTTATGCGATGTTCTTGAGCTTGGAAATCTCGACTCATTTCGTGACTGGGGCTTTTCTGGAGATTATGTAAAGGCGATGCATTTAATCATTAATCATTATGTGGCCGATGATTTCGTAGTTGCTACCGGAGAAACACATTCTGTAAGGCAATGGTGTGAATTGGTCTTTGATGAATTGGGTTTGGACTACCGTGACTATGTTGTACAGAATACAAGTTTTTTAAGGCCCCAAGAATTGGAATACCTAAGGGGGGATTCCACAAAAATAAAAAGAACACTTGGATGGACACCAGATTGGAGTTTTCAAAAGCTATTGACGGAAATGGTTTCTCAGAGATATAAGTTATTAAAATCAAAATTTCAAAATGACCTGGTTAACGGCTGAAGAAGCTTTGACTTCTATTAATAGAGCTTTTTATGTTTATGGATTAGTAAATCCAATTACAGGAAAAATGTTCTATATAGGCAAGGGATGTGGCAAAAGGTTATTTGAGCATGAGCGAAAGGTTATAAACAATAATAAATACGTTGGGAATAAGCATTTGACCAATACAATCAAATTGATTATTAGCTCAGGGTTGGCAATTGGATATGTTATCCTATACAATACAAATGATGAATCTGTTGCTTATGAAAAAGAACAGTACTTCATATCTGAATACAAAAACGAAAGCTTAACAAATATACATTCAGGTGGTAGAGGTCGTTCGTCTGGGAAAATTGAAAATACTTATGGCCCGGAGATCGCTAAAATTATTAAGAGCAAGGTCAGTAAAAATCATGCAGATGTTTCCGGTGAAAACAATCCACGATATAAGCCATTGCCGGATGGTATAACCGTTGTAGAACTTGATGGCACAAAATATTATGAGTTCAATTGTGCAAACCCAAATCAAAATACTGGTTGCTCCATAAAAATAAGATACCCTTTTAATAAAAGAGGGAAATCAAAGGCAATGTGCGGTATTGGGAAAAACATTTGTCTTTCATGTGCTACATCTGGAATGAATAATGGTATGTATGGTAAGCCAAACCCTATGGCCGGCAAGAGTACAAAAGATATTTGGGTACAAAAACACGGTATTGAGAAGGCAGAAGAAATGTGGAAAGCCAGGAATAAAAATATTTCTATAGTACAAACCGGAGTTCAACACAGCGAAGAAACAAAACGATTAATTGGTATTGGTAATTCAAAACCAAAATCCGAGATAGGAAGATTAAATATTGGCATTGCTGCTCGTAACAGAAAAAAGAAAGCAGCATGAAAACCATCTTCACAGCCATATTCGGTCCTTACGATGACCTCAAAGAACCAAAGGTTATTACTCCCGGGTGGCAGTATATATGCTTTACCGATCAGCCATTAAAAAGTAAAGTCTGGAAGATAGAACATCGCGAAATGAAACCGGAAGGTGCAGCAAGGACAGCCCGCTTTTATAAGATCATGTTCCATCGGTATATCGATACGGAGTTTAGTATGTGGATCGATGCCAGCTTTGTTATCAATACAGATCTTAATGAATGGTGGACACGGTTCAAAGAGCCAATGACCTGTGTGGGCCACCCGGTTCGCAACTGTGCATACCAGGAAGCAAGGATTTGTGCTAATCGTGGAAAAGATTCTGAGATATTATTAAGAAAGCAAGTCTTCAATTACAGGCAAAGTGGTTTACCAAAACACAATGGCCTTATTGCATCCGGAGTGTTGATGCGTAAAATGAATCAGCAGGCGATCGATCTCTGTGATTTATGGTACCAGCAAGTCCAATTATACAGCAGCCGTGACCAGATCGCTTTTGCTTATGCAGCATGGCGCCAGCCATCATTTCATGTGATCGATTGGGATTACAGGAATAATAATGAATTCATTCATATTCCACATATACATAACAGAAAACCAGAAACAATATGACAAGGACTGAGTTGATCAACATGCTTATTAATACTCATGGCCTTAATTCTTACCTGGAGATCGGTATGCAAAAAGCGGCAAACAACTTTAATAAGATAGAAGCAAAAGTAAAAGTAAGTGTGGATCCGGATCCAAAGGCAGAGGCTACACATCAATGCACATCAGATGTTTTTTTTGACTGGGACAATAGGAAGTTTGATATCATATTCATCGATGGAGATCACACAGCAAAACAGGTGGAGAAAGATATCATTAACAGCATGCGGGTTTTGAATCCTAAAGGGTTTATTGTTCTACATGATTGTAATCCACCAACCGAAAAGGATCAACTGGTGCCCCGCCAACACAAGATCTGGTACGGCGACGTATGGAGGGCATTTGTAGGTTTCAGAATAAAGTATCCAGATGTTCTTTCCTACTGTAAAGATTTTGACTGTGGTTGTGGTGTTATTAAATACAAAGATAAAAAAATAGAACCCGGCTTCATTACTAATATGAGCTGGGATCAATTCAATAATAACCGCAAAGAACTCCTCGGCATTATATGATCGATCTTGTTTATTTATACACTGCCGGCAGTAATACAAACGAGATCCGCTATTCACTCCGATCCTTTCAAAAACATGTTTCAGGAATTGGTAAAGTTTTTATCGTAGGTGATGATCCCGGCATCTTCAAAGATGTAACCATTATTCCAATGGGGAACATTCACGGCTTTAACCAGGCACGGAATATTTATGAAAAGATCCTGGCAGCCTGCCGGCAGCCGGAAGTAAGTGATCCTTTCATATGCGCCAGTGATGATTATATTTTGCTGCACGATTATAATGCTGCTGAGCTTCCGTTTTATTGCTATGGAACTTTTAAAGAACCCTTACAGTGGTTGGCTCACGATAGTAAGTATAGGGCATATGTAACCGTAACAAACGATGCGTTACTGGAAAAGCAACTACCAACAAAGTTTTTCAATGTACACTTCCCGATCCTTTATGATAAGCAGAAGTATATCGAAGTAATGGCATTATATGATTGGGATCGGCCAAAATCATTTATTTCAAAATCATTGTATGCTAATACCCTTCGAATAGAAGGTGAACCAACTGAGCGGGAGAAAAAATTTCATCACTCAAAAACAATAGCAGCGATTCGAAGACAGTTGATTGGTTGTAAATACTTTTCCACTAGCGATGATGCAATGAATGAACCAATGATTGAATTTTTGAATGAGATTCTTCCGGATGCCCATCCGTGTGAAAAAAAAATTTAGGCAACCATTGCATTTCTGAATGCTTCATTTTGTATAAGGCCCATTGATTTCAAATAAATTTGCGTTGTAGATATATTCCGGTGCCTCAGCTGCCGCATTAAAGAAAAGAGATCTTTTCCAGTAGCATAGTAATAAGCACAGACACCGGTATGTTTCCAGCTGTACAGGTTCTTCTCTCCTTTTATATTCAACTTGGTAATAAATTTTTTATGTCTTGTAGTGATCCAGTCAGGATTTTTATATTGAATGGGTCCCGTTAATAATTTTCTTCCGAACAAATAATCTTCAGAGTTATATCTATGCAGCTCCATTTCTTTTAAGACCTGTATCAACCCTTCCGGGATAACAACACTCTCCTGGTGATTGTTTTTTGCATTCCCACCAGGTATTACGATTGTTCTATTTAATAGATCGATATGTTTTATTTTCAAGGAAACATTCTCTGTTCGTCTTATAAAGCAATGAAACATGATCTGGGTAAAAAAATATAGTCTCCTGTCATTATTATAAAGTTCTTGCTCCAGCAACTTCTTTTCATTATCGGTATAAGCAAGGTTTCTTCCAACCACCTGCGTTTTTCTTTTCACCGATCGGAAAACATTCTTCTGGATCCAGTCACGTTCTATAAAGCAATTAAAAAATGTACGTAGCACGATCAGGTGATCATTGAAGGTCCGGCCGCTATACTTTTTTTTCATAAGCATCCAGTCCATATATTCCTGTGCCTGGCCCGGAGTAAATCTTTTTATAGCAAGTCCATTAAGCCCCTTTGACCGCAGCCATTCTAAAAAAAGGTTTGTAATATACCGGTAGGCATATTTTGTTTTAATTTTAAGCGTCATCTCCTTTATACCAATCATATGTTTGAATGCATCTTCTATCGAGTAGATCTTTATTGAAAGTAACCGGTCCTTTACAAGTGGGTTCCATCCATCACGGAGTTCTTCTTTAAGCGCCTGCTTCAGCGCATTGGCTTCAGCCAGCCGTTCACGGAAATTCTTGAATTCATTGATCCCTTTCTTGTAGCGGATTTGCTGCCACTTTCCGGTTGTAGCATCAAAAAACCTGAACCATACATACCAGTTAATGGACATGTGTGATGATTCAGGTTCGGCCGGAGATATCTTCGGCTCTGTGTAAAGTTTCGAAGGTTGATCGAGTGTCATAACCAATGTTTTTGTGTACTCACTTGTGTACGTTAAAGCATTGGTGCCTTGGATAGACCTTGCAATCAACTATTTATAAACCCTTGTAGCCCGTACGAGATTCTACCTTAGCAATAAATACAATTGATTATCAATGTCATTACTGTGTACTTCAATGCTTTTTGTGTATTCATAGGGTTGGTTTGTGTACGGTGCTGTGTATTTTTTCATTTGGACTTAATCTCATGCTCCACAGCGGAAACAGCTTGTTTTAATAGGTCAATTGCTTTCACAGGAGGCCTTCGACTCATGCTGTTTGTGAAGCCAAAAATATAATCAGCGCTGGTGCCAGTGAGCTTACATGCATTCAGGATGTGATAATTCCTGAATCCCTGGGTGCCCTGCTTTACATTACTGATGCTGGTCCTTCCAAATTTTATTTTTTCCCAATACTCTGTTTCGGTTTCTACAATACCTTTTTGGATTGCCCATTCCATTAGCTGCAGCATGCGTTCATCTGCTATGAATAACTTCTTTGCCATTATTGCTTAGTTGTTTTGTAAACATCAATATCAGAAGTCTGGTTGTCTGTTAATGTGAAATCAAAATCATTTTCTGTAAGCCTGTCAATTTTTAAATTGCCCTGTGATGTTGCACTTACCCACGGTTTTGTAAGTTTGATATTGTTATCATTTATAAAAACAAAATTGAGAGTATCCCGATATACAGGATTGATCTGTGAGAAATACATTTTATTGTCGGACCTGAATTGAAATGTAGGTTGTGAGGCAACGACCACCGGATCAGCTGTGCCATTGCTGGTGTATGAATATGTTTTCCAGGTTTTGTTAATGAGAATATCATTATTGCTTTGCTGATTTTGATTCTGGGAGCAAGAACAGAATATTATGAGTATTAGTAAAGCAGTTCTCATAATCAATAAATTTTTGGCGGTTCTGATTTTGGTAATTTTGAATAAGGAGTAATTGTATCGATGCCAGGCATTACTTTATTCTTAAAATAATCAACGATCTCCTGCGTCAGTCTTTCAGCTTCTTCTTTTGAATAGCTAACACTAGATCCATTATCTCTTTCAAGCGAAAAATAGAATGGTATGTAATCCGGGAATTCAGTCTTTTTATAAACCGTCATCTTAGCTGACTTTAATATCCAGTATTCTTCACATGCTCTTTTGTATGCTGAAGAATCATTAATTGATGTCAGCTTTCTTATCTCCTCTTTTTCTTCTTTGGTATCAGTATGCTTTGAATAGATCTTCAAGTTGTATTTCTTCTGGTCGGTACAACCTGAAATTAAAAGGAGAATAAATGCAAGCATTAAAACTGGAGACCAAGACATAGATAATATTTTGGTTATTAATATTCTATCGCTGTTAACAAATTTTTCTACTAATATTTTTGGAATACACTTTCCAATTCCTTTATCTTCATTACACCATTAGATTCGGATTTAAACTAAGCTCAATAACACTGTAAAGCACGAAAAATGACAACGAACACACCACCCAAAACTTCACCATGCACTACTTGCCCACGTAAGCAAAATTGCCCTCTTCTTTCAGTTTCTGATATCTCTCGAGGTTCTTTGTGCCTACGGTATCGATTAACTCAACGATCTTCTTCTTATTTCCTTTCTCCAGGTATTCCACGATCAGCTCCTGAGTTGTCTCCGCTATTGCTCTTGAAAGCAAAATGTTATGCCTTAACTCACCTAAGCTGAGTTCCAGGTTATTTTCTAGCCGTTCATTTTCCTTTTCAAGTCTTTCTTTTTCTTTTTCAATAACGGCTATGTATTTATCCTTCCACGCATAGTCTGCCTGGTCCTCATTCACCCTACTTGTTCCATGTGGAACTTTTTTTGGTGATTTACCAAACATTTCACCATGTCCTGTTTTTAGCCAATCCGCGTTAACATTAAATTTTGTTTCAATGGCTGTAATGTAGGAATCACTTAGAGTAGATCCTTTCTCCGCTTTCGCCATATAACTTGGATCTCCAGTCTTCCCATTTATATCAAGAGCAAGTGCAAATTGTCTGCTTGATTTAATATTAAGGGCTTTCTGTAATTCTTGTAGCCTCTCACCAACCTTTTGCCAATCAATCTGATACATACTCACAAAAAAATTCTTTAAAAAAATGTGGTGAAATATTTGGAATCACCATACAAATATCCATACATTTGTCTTGTCAATACGTCAAGACACTTTAAAAATAACGAATTCACAAGGATATGGCAAAGTTTAAACAAGAGATACTCGACCAGATAAATGCAGATTCTACCCTTTTCGGACTCGTGGCTGATGCTTTAAACATTAAACCCATTTCTCTTCCAAAAACATTGGAGCGCAATGGTGCCGGTCTTAATCAGTATAGCATAGTGACATTGGTAGCTACTCATTTGGGTAAAGAACCAGAGGATCTATTGGAGAAGGATACTGAAGATGAGTCGATAAGTAAAGAGGAGCAAAGATAGTATCGTAAATATCCGATGTCAATACCCGATTAGTGGAATTTTACAAAATGTAATAATACAATACATGTTAGTAGATTTTTCAGATAACGACATTAAGAAGCTGCGGTGCCTTGGAAACACCTTAGCCTCAGATATGGTCCCGGTTAAAGAGATCAGGGACTTCCTGGCCGGGCTGGAACAGAAAGTTGACAGCCCAGCTGGGAAAAAAAGAAATGCTCAAAAAGCAGAGCGTAAAGATCTATACAGAAAAAAATTAAGAGCAGCATGAACATAACTTATTCAGCAATCGCATACCTGGCTCCCATCAAACAATGGGCAATGGCAAACGGTGAGAAGTTCTTTACATGGGACCAGATGAAAAAAGCAATTGCGAAGTATGAAAACTTTATAGCACTCAAAAATTAGATCCAATGATAACCATCACACTAACTCAGTTCATTTTGATTTCACTTTTTGGAATGGCATTTCTTGTAACTCTTGCAATGCTTGTAATAATAAAGCAACACAGGAATAAAGAGGAGAAAATAAAAAAGTGGGATGATACAGATATGATGTATTGGATGGATGATGATATAATAATAAAAAAATAGTTCTTTAAAATATTCTGAATAGTAGCAACTAACAGCTTGTGATCATCTCGGATAAAGTATGGTTAAAAGAATACTTCAAATGAATGACGCAGGCTTACAGCGGTCCGGTTGGTCTTGCCGATTTTCCGGCCGCTGTTCTTAAACTCTGTTTTAAGTTGAAAGTTGGTTAATGGTTCATCATAACACTGCTGTATTTACAGCGGATCATGATCATCCAGTCCAAAAATAAAGTGGATAAAACGCCATCCTGTTTCTACAGGATGGGTACTTTAAAAAGTTGTTTCGAATAAAAATATAAAGAGCCTCTTTGGTGGAAGAGGGATGGTGGCTTGTAAAGCGGGACTTGGTTCGGGTCCCGCTTATTTAAAAACTTAAAAACTTATGATGATGTACGACAAATACGGGCATTGGGAAGATCAGCCCCATTGGTTTGACAATGTAGTGTGGGGTTTTGTGATCGTTGCGGCTTTCTTCATAGTGTATTTAATAATAAAAAATCAAAAGATAAATGAAAAAAGAAAACAACAGATCAATCATTAAGTGGATAATATTCATAGTGATTGTTTCAATACTTGCATCATGTGCCACAACAAATAGAAGTGGTTGTCCTGATCCGGCAAGATGGGAACGCAAAAACTCATTCAACAAATGAAACTACTCATTACCATATCCATTTTACTAACGGCTGCTGTGTGCCATTCACAGCCAGGAATTGACCAGGTAAAGAATCCGGATCTAATAAAAGTTAAGATCATAAGTATTAAAAAAGCAGATTCAATTACCACAGTTAAAATGAAAACACTTGCAAGTCCAAGAGTTAAACTGACAACCGAGTGTTGCAATTGTGTGGTCCCTTATAAAAAGAAAGATATTGTCTGGATAAGAAAGCCAGATAATTTTTAAAATAAAAAAGTCCCGCCGCCAGCGGGACTCCTAAAGAGATTTTATAATAATAAAAAACGAAGATATGAAAATTGAAATCAAAAAACTATCCCTCTCCAACTTCAAAGGGATCCGCTCTCTCACCATCGCTTTCGATTCCGTGACTAATATACTTGGTGACAATGCTACCGGTAAAACAACATTGATGGATGCTTTTCTCTGGTTGCTCTTCGGTAAGGACAGTACTGACAGAAAAGATTTTGAAATAAAAACGCTGGATGAGAACAATCAACCATTTCACCATCTTGATCATGAAGTGGAAGCGATACTGGTTGTTGATGGAAATGAAATTACTCTTCGCCGGTCATTGCGTGAAAAATGGGTAAAGACAAGAGGGGCTACCACGTCAGAATTCAAAGGTCATGAAACCGGTTACTTCTGGAATGACGTACCGATGAAGCAGGAAGAATACCAGGCAAAGATCGCTGGCCTTGTTGATGAAAGGCTTTTTAAGCTGATCACCAATACAACTTACTTCAATAATCTTAAATGGCAGGATCGCCGTGCTGTGCTAATGCAGATGGCTGGTACCATAAGTGATATCGATGTACTTAATGAGATAGGCGCAGGCAATGACGAATCATTTAAACCACTGGTGAAAGCATTGCAGGAGAAAAAAACAATTGAAGAATTCAAAAAAGAAATTTCTGCTAAGAAGAAAAAGTTCAAAGATGAATTGCTGCTTCTACCCTCCCGCATTGAAGAAGCAAACCGTGCACTACCAGAAGATAAGAATTACAAAGAAATTGAGATCCTGCTAAATGATGCGGCTACCAACCTCGACACAACGGAAAGCCTGCTGATGAATAAAACAAAAGCAGCAAAGGAACACCAAGCTGCCATCACTGCTAAAATAAAAGAGGTGGGTGATAATCGTGCCCGCAACCAGCAAATAGAATTTGAAGAAAAAAATAAAGTACAACAAACTGGTCGTGACCGTGAGCAGGTGATCATTGATAAAAAAGCCACACTCCGCAGTAAACTGGATGAGCGAAACAGGTTACTGGGCGATTATGATATCGATAATAAAAAATTGGAAAGACTCCAGGCTGATAAACAGGAGCTCACCAAAAAATGGGAAGATGTAGATAAGGAACAATTGGTATTTAATGATAATGATTTCCACTGTCCCGCCTGCAAACGTGCATTTGAGGATTCAGATATTGAATCCAAAAAATCTACCCTCCTGGCCAACTTTAATAGTGATAAGTCAAAAAGACTTGATGAAATAGTTACGCAAGGGAAAAAAGCGGCTGATGAAATACTTGTGCTGACTTCAAAGATCGCTAATACAACTTTAAAAGGAGTTTCACTTAAAAGTGAAATTGAAGTTTTGCAGACCGATATCGCTATCCTGGACGAAGAGCATACAAGATTAACCGCTGATGAAGCCGAGCAGGTAAAAAAAGCGGTGGCAACAAATACAGAATGGATCGCCATCAATGAAAAGATTGCTTTGCTTAATGAAGAGATCAACACTCCTTTTAAAGCTGATGATAATACTGAACTGCTGAATCGCAAAAGAGAGCTTTCTACCAGGCTGGATGAGCTGAAACGTGAACTACAAACCAAAGAGCAGCGTGAAAAACAACTGGCCCGTATTAAAGAACTGGAAGCGCAAGAACAAAACATGGCGCAGGAGCTGGCCAGCCTTGAAGGTGTTGAATATTCCATTGATCAATTTACAAAGGCAAAAATGGATACACTGGAAAGCCGTATCAATGGCCGTTTCAAATTGGTACAGTTTAAAATGTTTGAAGAGCAGATCAACGGTGGCCAGGTAGAAGCATGCACCACATTACTGAATGGAGTGCCTTACTCTGATGCAAATACAGCCGGTAAGATTCAAGCTGGTCTTGATATCATAAATACTCTTTCTGATCATTACGGAGTACAGGCGCCGGTATGGGTTGATAACAGAGAGAGTGTAGTAAAGCTGCCGGAAACAAATTGCCAGCTGATCAACCTGATAGTTTCAGCGCCGGATAAAAAACTGAGAATTGAAAATGCTGCACAATTGGCGGCGGTCGCATAAACAATATCATTAAAATTCAAATTATAATTTATGACTACAGACATTAAAACACCTAATGGGACCGACACAGCGGTTGCCAAACAACAACCATCACATTCTGAAAGATTCACCAATGCGGTGATGCGTGAATTCTCTGCTAACAATGGCGGCGAACTGAACCTCACTTCTTTTCAAAAAAAGCTTTGCCAGAATTACTTTATCAAGATTGATATGATGCTGAAAGATTCTGAATTAAAGCGGCAACAGAAAAAAAGTTATGCTGACCCCACTCCCCTTATTTGGGAAAACGTGAACATTCAAAAACTGGCAAATGATGTGATCATTTACTCCAGTGTTGGTCTTGATCCCACTCAGCCAAACCAACTGAACCCGATACCATATAAGAATAAATCAACCGGTAAGTATGACATCACTTTCATTCCTGGTTACCGGGGTATTGAACTGAAGGCCAAAAAATACGGTCTTGATATGCCTGATGAAGTGGTGGTGGAACTGGTGTATGCGAAAGACAAGTTTGTTCAAATAAAAAAGGATAACAATAACAAAGTTGAAAGCTACATTTTCGAAGTGACAGAAAACTTTGATCGCGGTGAAATAGTCGGGGGATTTTATTATCACAATTTCTTCAAAACACCAGAGAAGAATAGGCTAAAGGTATTTTCAAAAAAGGATATCGATAAAAGAAAACCGGAGTATGCATCAGCTGAGTTTTGGGGTGGTGAAAAAGATAAATGGGAATGGGATGATGCTCAACAAAAAAATGTAAAGCGGGGCAAAGAACAGGTGGAAGGATGGTATGATGAAATGGCTCACAAAACTATTTACCGGGCTGCTTACAATGCGATCACCATCGACTCGGAAAAGATCGATAGCAATTACCTGGCTTTGATATTAAAAGAAAGTGAGTACCGGGATAACCAGGTAAAAGCAGAGATCACTGACAATGCCAATAAAAAAACAATGGAGTTTGAAGAAGCAGAAGAGATCAAAGATCCTGTTGATAAAAATGAAAACGTAGATAAGCAAACAGGCGAAGTAAAAGAACCAGAACAAAAGAAAGCTCCATTCTAAAATGCAACTAACCGTCATCAATAGCAACTCAAGCGGCAACGCCTATATCCTGTCAAACGACAAAGAGGCGTTGCTCATTGAGTGCGGTGTGCAATGGGATAGAATAAAACAAGCTATCGGTTACCAGATATCAAAGATCGTTGGCTGTATTGTTACTCATGAGCACAAGGACCATTGTAAGTCTGTTGGTAATGTATTGGGAGCTGGCATCAATGTTTGGGCGACAGTTGCCACTCACATGGCCATGGGTACCGATAAACATCACCGGGCAAAAGCTGTGAAGCAAGGTTATGAATTCAAGCTTGGATCATTTACGGTAAAAGCATTTGAAGTAAAGCATGATGCTGCGGATCCTGTGGGTTATTTGATAAGTCATCCTGAATGTGGTACCGTGCTGTTCCTTACCGATAGTTATTACTGTGAATACAATTTCAAAGGCCTAAACAATGTCATCATTGAAGCAAATTATTGCCAGGGTATTCTTGATCAGCGTGTAGCAGATGGGGCCAATCCAAAGTTCCTGCGTGACCGGGTGATCACATCACATATGAGCCTGGCAACCTGTAAGCAAACATTAGAAGCTTATGATCTCAGCAGTGTCAACAATATTGTTCTTATTCATTTAAGCGATGGCAATAGTGATGCAAAGAGATTTAAACGTGAAGTGGAAGAAGCAACTGGTAAGACCGTGCATGTTGCTGATGCAGGAATGAATATCTCCTTTAATAAAAAACCTTTTTAAATACTAACTGATGGAAAATCTACAGATCACAAAAGAAAATGCACTCAAAGCTTATAATAGCGGCTGCGATGATGTAAAAAAAGTATTAGCAAATCTCTTCGGGAAGGAAACTTTTGTTCCGAAAAATATTATGGACCGGGTGAAAGCAGCTGATGATGCATTTAAGATAAAAGGGATATCGATCTCAAGCATCATCAATGATAATGACACTCCTGATGAGATCGCATATAAGATCATAAAAGTAATTGTTGAGGTTTTAAATGAAGGATGGGTACCGGACTGGAAGAACGACAGTCAATACAAATACTATCCATGGTTTGACATGTCTTCGGGTTCCGGTCTCTCGTTCGTCGGCTACGGTGGCCGGAACTCGGGTTCGAGTGTCGGCTCTCGCCTTTGCTTTAAAAGCCGTGAGCTTGCTGAATACGCAGGTAAACAATTTATCAAAGAGTACACAGATTTTTTCATCATTAAATAATAACAATGTCACTGATCAAAACATTTGAAGCTGCTTGTAAGAAGCTGAAGCTTGATCCAAAAAAATGTCTTCCTGATGTAAAGGCAATGCCAAAGAATCACCAGGATTCAACGATTGCATACGCAAAGCTTGTGATCATTGCTGAAGCATTGAACGATGGATGGAAACCTGATTGGACCAACATGAGCGAGTGGAAATACTATCCATGGTTTGACATGTCTTCGGGTTCCGGTCTCTCGTGCTTCGGCTACGATGACCAGCTCTCGCTTTCGGGTGTCGGCTCTCGCCTTTGCTTTAAATCATCGGAGTTAGCAAAGTATGCGGGAACTCAGTTTATAAAATTGTATGAGCAATATTTCCTGTTGAAATAACAGGAATGGGTGGTGTGCTGCTTGAGCGGCCTTCTTCAGGTTCCAGTCTCTCGTACAACGACTACGATAACCAGAACTCGAATTCGAATGTCAGCTCTCACCTATGCTGAAGATTTAATAGCAGCGCAGACCCTGCCTCTTGGCAAAAAATGACTCATAACTAAGATTGGTTGGTAACATAAGTGAAGACCAGTTTTTAAAAGCAAAGAGACAAGTGAAACGCATCGGAAACATATATCAAAGGATCTGCAGTATGGAAAACCTGATCGAGGCTGATAATAAAGCCCGAAAAGGTAAAGCCTGGCAGTATGGTGTTAAGGTCCACGATCGTAACAGGGATGCCAACCTCTTGACTCTTCATGATCAGTTGGTCAATAAAACTTATCAGACATCTGACTATACAGTTTTTAAAGTATTTGAACCGAAGGAACGTGAGGTATACCGGCTTCCTTATTTCCCCGATCGCATCACCCATCATGCTATTATGAATGTATTGGAGTCTGTTTTTGTTTCAACATTTACAACAGATACTTATAGCTGCATAAAAGGTAAAGGAATTCATGCGGCTGCTTATGGCGTTCAAAAAGCATTAAGAGATTATCACAGTACTCAGTATTGTTTGAAAATGGATATCAGGAAATTCTATCCATCAATTGACCATAATGTAATGAAGCAATTGCTCAGAAGAAAGTTTAAGGACAAAGATCTTCTTTGGTTGCTTGATGAAATAATTGACAGTGCACCCGGGCTACCGATCGGAAATTACCTGAGCCAATATCTCGCCAATTTCTTCCTTACATATTTTGATCATTGGATAAAACAAGTGCTCAGAGTAAAGTATTACTTCCGTTATGCTGATGACCTGGTGATACTATCCGATAGTAAAGAGCATCTTCATTTACTGTTCATTAAGATCAAACAATACCTGGCAGACATACTACGGTTAGAAGTAAAAGGTAACTGGCAAATATTCCCTGTTGACTCAAGAGGAATTGATTTTGTTGGGTACAGATTTTTCCATTGGTACACTCTATTGAGAAAAGCGATCAAGCAAAATTTTGCCCGCATGATCTCTATTAACAGGAATGACGCATCGATAGCTTCATATCTCGGTTGGGCAAAACATTGTAATAGCAATCATTTAATAAAAACCTTATTGCATGAAGCAGTTTAAAGAAATGGGAATTGCAACTCCCGAAACAGGATTTGCAGGGGATAAGATGAAGATAAGCCGGCTTTTAAATCGGGAGATCATTGTTCATAAGTACCGAATCGTTCCATCAAAATATGAGTCATGTGGTTTGAGACTGGACATGCAAATAGAGATCAATGGTGAAATGCATATTACTTGGTGCAGTTCCAAGACTTTAATTGAAACAATAAAACAGGTCCCTGAAGATGGATTTCCGTTTAAAACAACTATCACAAATACTAACGAAAGATATCAATTCACTTAAAAACCAAACTAATGGCAAAAGGAAAAAAGAAAAAAAATGAAGAGCAGCTTACAACTGGTCGCAGCTTCTCCATCATTGAAGCATCGGTAAAAGATGACTTCTGTAATTACACATATGAAGTTATCGAAGGCATAGGGATTGGCGATAAGCACAAGGTTGAAGGATCCGGTATTGTAAAAGATGGCCTGTTAAATGCCTTTTCAAAATTCAATGCTCACATGGCGGTTATCGATGAAGTATTCAAACACAGCAAAATTGAAATTGAAGATATAGGTGCGCTACATGTGCATGAACTATCAGAACTGTACCGGGTATCAGGGTTCAAAATGAAAAGCACAAAGGGTTATGAAACAGTAAAGCTGACGGGAACAAAGTATGTGAGTTCGGCTGGTGGATGGATGGAGCTGAAAAGTCCTGAGATCACTCTTGACAATCTTTCTTCTTACAAATGGTACAATGAACTTAAAACAGTTTGCGACAATGCTCGATTAGAAGTAGCACTGTATAAAGAAGGCAATTATACGCCGGTGAAAAAAGATGAAGAAGAGAAGGATGATAAGGGCCAGGGAAATCTTTTCAAACAAGGTGAAAAAAATGAAGTACTGGAAAACGAATTAGCATCAGCTGAAGTATAATGTCATTCACTCCACGACCATATCAAACCGATGCAATAGGAAAAGCCGTTGACTTCTTTCATGATGATAGAAAGTATCATGCTATTGAAATATTGCCAACAGGATCCGGCAAGAGTGTTGTGATCGCCAACATTGCCAAAAACCTTTCAGGAAAGTCGATCGTATTTCAGCCATCTAAAGAGATACTGGAGCAGAATTTTGCAAAGTTTACCAGCTATGGCTATCGTGCAGGGATTTACAGCGCTTCTGCCGGCAGCAAGATGGTTGATGATATCACTTTTGCAACGATAGGGAGTGTGGCCAGCAAGCATCATTTGTTCAATAAGTTTAAGAATATAATTATTGATGAGTGTCATTTGGTGAATGCCAGCAATGGAATGTATAAAGACTTCCTGGATTCAATATCACATGCAAAGGTGCTTGGATTAACGGCTACTCCTTACAGGCTCACCTCAACTTTCGATGGATCCATGCTTGAATGGATAACAACCACTGATCAGCGGGTATTCAGTGATGTGCTGTACTATATAAACAACAGCGTATTGTTCGATGCTGGTCACCTGGCGCCACTAAAGTATTTCTCCATAGATGCCATTGACAGGAATATGCTGCAGGTTAATAAACAAGGAAATGATTTCTCAGCAGACTCACTCAGGTTCCTTTATCGCAAAATAAATTTTGAAAAGCTGACAGCTAAGTGGGCAAACCACATGCTGAGTAAACGAAGAAACCTGCTTGTTTTTTGTTCGCTGCTTGATGAAGCGAGAAGAACAATGCAATACATACCAGGCGCAGTGCTGATCACCGGCGAAACCGAGAAATCAAAAAGGGAAAAGATACTGGCTGATTTTAAGTCAGGTGCCATCCGCTGCGTGGTGAATGTTGGAGTACTTACAACTGGTTTTGATTTTCCGGGCCTTGAGTGCATGCTGCTTGCAAGAAGCACAATGAGCCTTGCATTGTATTATCAAATGGTTGGTCGTGTAATGAGGCCTTACACTTTCGAAGATGGATCTAAAAAGGAAGGATGGGTTGTTGACCTCGGAGGTAATGTAAAAAAGTTTGGCAAGATCGAGACGATGGAGATACATAAAGATGGTGGTGATTATAGTATCTGGAATAATGGAAGGCAACTGACCGATGTAACATTCAGTAAAAATTAAATTCAATGAATACAGCAGAACAAAAATTCGATCTATGGTGCATTGTTGAGTTATTCGGCCATTTAAAGATCGCTGGCAAATGCACTGAGCAAAATATTGCAGGAACAAATATGCTTCGGGTTGATGTACCTGAAACAACTGCACAACCAGCATTCACCCGCTTCTTCGGATCAGCAGCAATCTATTCCATCAATCCTGTTGATGAAGAGACTTGCAAGTTCATGGCAGAAAAGATCCAGGTGAAGCCAATTGAATCATGGAACATATCTGAGATCGTGAAAAAGAATCATGCATTGTTATTAGAAGGTTCGACAAAACGTGTTCCATCTGGTGAGCATGAAGAAAATGATGAAAGAGATTATTAAAGTTCTTTAAAATGTTTCACATCGATTGGAGGAATTAAAGTAGGGGTCCTTGCCTTGCCTTAATAGACCAGACTGATGAGGCTGGCGTCCAGTTGATGTGAATACGGGGAGGTGGTATAATGGTGTACCGTACGCGACGATGTCGGTTCGATTCCGGCCCTCTCCACTTCAATTTTCATAAGATAAGGTTTAATGGAAGCGCCCTGTCTCTACAGGGTGCTTATTTAAAAATTTAAAAAAATGTTTATGCCAAAAATTATTGCCATCACTGCCAACACTACTCCCAAAAGGTTTGTAAGTAATACTGTAAAAAGAAAGGAAGGATCCTTTGTTGCTGAGCTTACTGATGATCCTGCATATGCACAGGATTTTAAAACAATGGAGAACGCAACACTTGTTGCCAGCAAGATAGTGAACCCATGGAACCGGGTGTTTACAGCAAAAGAATTGGAAGTGGAAAAAAGATATAGGCCTGAAAATATAGAGGAGGACTCACTTGTATGAGAAGGATCATCTATAAAAAATTACCAATACTGATCAGGCTTACTACAAAAAGCCCAGGCAAATATTCCATAAATGACCTGTCGGAAAAAGTTGGTTTATGTGCCACTACTATTTGGAGATATTCTAATGAACTAAATCTTCCAATAAAGAAAAAAGGAAGCAATTATACTGACGAGCAAATGGAGTTTGTAAGAACGAATGCCACGGTAATGACCAATTGGGATATCTGTAAAGTCCTTGGTTTAAAATATTACCAGGTGAGGGATATAGGAAAGATGGTGGGAGTTGAATTTATGGAAAGGGCCAAAAAACAAATGCCGGAATCAGAATTTTTTGAACACGATAAAACTGGTATCTGGTAAAACGATAAAAAAGCTTTCATCTTAAAAAAATAATATCATGAATGATTTAAAATTTATCCCGATTACTGATATCAAGATGCTTTCCAATTACAGGGATGTTGAACCGGTGAATGAAAAGGATCCCGATATCATTGAACTATCGAACAGCATCCTGAAACATGGAGTGATGCAGCCTATACTTGTAAGGCCAAATAATAAACCCGGTCACTATGAATTGATATTTGGTCATCGCCGGTATGTTGCAGCGAAGCTTGCTAAACTTGAAACGATCCCCGCAAACATTAAAAAGGTTGCTGATGATCAGATCCTGGAATACCAGGTGACCGAGAACCTGCAGAGAAAAGATGTACATCCGATGGATGAGGCAGTTGCTTTCCGATCACTAATGGATAGTAAAAAGTATTCGGTTGGTGAGATCGCTGCACGATTTGCAAAGAAGCCTGAGTTTGTGACGCAACGATTGAAACTGAATGATCTTACGGATACTGCACAAAAGCTTTTTAAACAGAATAAATTATTACTCGGTCATGCGATCCTCCTTGCAAGATTGACCGCAAATGATCAGGTAGAGGTTATAAAAAATCAGCGAGACTTTGGATCTGTTTCTCAAATGAATGATCATATCGAGCGCAACATTGTCCGTGATCTTTCAAAAGCATCTTTCGATACAAAGGATGCAACGTTATTTCCGCAAGCTGGTGCCTGTACAACTTGTCCAAAGCGTAGTGGTTGCAATCAGTTATTATTTGCTGATGTAAAGACTCCGGATCGTTGCTTTGATTCAAATTGTTTTTCCACTAAGTCTGCAAAAGCATTCACTATAAAACTGCAGGAGATCATTGAGACAAAACCCGAAGTTCATTTGGTGAGAGATCGATATCGTGAGTTTCCAAAAGCGGTGAATGAATATGTACAAAAGATGAAAGTGAAGGTGCTTATCGATGATGATGATTGCGCTGATAGCACTTGGTCCGGAAGTAAGTTCAGAACAAAAGCAAAAGGATTTTTCCTCAATGGTTGGGATGCTGGAAAGATCAAAGACATCTATCTACCTGGTAAGGCTGGTGATCGTGGCGCCGGCAGCTCCACCGCAACAAAGGAAAAAGAAAAATCTGGTAAGCTTACTGCAGGTGATATCACCGAAGAAATCAAGCGCATCAATGATCGTGAGAAGCGCAGTAAAGAGCTAGACCTGAATAAAGTTCACAAGGACATCCTGGAACAAGTTGATAAAAAGAAAAAGGACATTCTTGCTATGAAGCATCAGCCGGTCGATCGTGGCATCATGATATTCATTCTCCTGCAGGAGTGCTCTGGTTTTGCTGTTCACAATAAGTTTAAGATAAAAGGATTTGATCTATTCTCTTATTCCAGGAAGGGATATGCTGAAGAAATGTTCAAGCAGCTGTCAAAGGTTACAGATGATCAGCTGGCCATCCTTGTTCGTGAAATTGCTTTTGATCATTGGTTGAATAAAAATTTCGCTTCTGATGTAAATACTTCTGATACCGGTATGAGGTTGATCGCACAATACGCCGGCATTGACATCAAGTCAATTGAAAAGGATCAGCAGTTGATCGCGGATAAAAGGAATGAGAGAATTAAAAAGCGCATCAGCGATCTTAATGAAAAGAAGAAAGAATTGCCTGTTAAAAAATCCAAACCAGCAAAGAAATAAGATGGGAGTTTCGGTATTGACAGATAAACACATTGAATTCATCAAGAAAAACTACCTCTTGATGTCCGGCCACGACATGGACAATGCTTTGAAATTATCTCAGGGTCTTAGTGATAGGGCTAAAAAAAGATTTGGTCTTGTTGTCCCAAAAGAAGTATCAGTAAAATTTCGGGCAGATAAGAATCGACGAAGGACATCATCTACCCCTGAAGTCGATTACCTAATAACCGAATTATATCTTTTGCTTCCTGTTAACACACTAGCAAATCTCATCGGCAGATCAGAAACTTTTGTAAAGACAAGGAAGCGCCAATTGAATCTTATAACTCCCCGTCACATAGTTGAAGAGTTCATAAAATCAACCCAAATAAAAAAAGGGAATATATCATACAATAAAGGATTGAAGCAGTCTGAATACATGAGTAAAGAACAAATTGAAAAAACAAAAGCAACAAGATTTAAAAAAGGAGGATTACCACATACTACATTGTATGATGGCGCCATTAGGATCCGGCATCGTAACGATCGTGATCAAAAGCCACATAAGCATATCCGAATATCAAAGGGAAAGTGGCAGGAGCTCCAGATATACAATTGGGAAAAAGTAAAAGGTCCGGTTCCTAAAGATCATGTGCTGGCATGTAAAGATGGTGACACACTTAATTGCGATCCTTCAAATTGGTACTTACTATCAAAAAAGAAAAATGCAATAAGAAATTCAGGCAGTTTGAATTTGTCAGACGGATATGTGGCCATGACCATTGCAGGTAAAAATCATCCGGATCTTATTCCTGAATTAAAACAGAACAAAAAATTAATTGAAGCAAAACGTCAACTTATCATTTTAAATAGAACTATCAATGACACCGCAGGAAATCCAAAACAAACTTGAAGCAATGAAGGGTAAGTCCTTCACCTATGCAGACCAAACTCATCTTGTAGCAAGTTACAAGGTTAATGGATCTGATAAAACATTCGAGTTAAAAACCAATCTCAAAACATTCAAAAGACATTTTACCGACGCAGAATCTTTTTTTCCCCGGTTTATAGAAATTATCAAAACTGCAGTTGTTGAAAAAAAAGAAATAACAGAAGAACCCGTTGTAACGGTTAAGCAGTCCGATTTGGATTATGCTACTGAAGAAAAGAGCCAGGCGCTTGTGCCTATTGATGTAATAAAAGGAGACAATCTTGCCGATGAGCTGGTCAAGATATTACGGGAAAATATTCATAAGGTAAAAACCAGTCCGGCATTTATACCTCAGGCATCGGCTATCAGTCAAAGTGTAACGCAGATCATAAATATTGAACGCTTACGTCTGGATATGCATAAGCAATTGAATGGGACCAAAAAACCAAAATCAGATTCTGAAAAATAATAATGGAGGCAGTACAATACCAATTAGTTCTTTTCAATGTTGACAGACCAGCAGAGCCCAGCCAGGCAAAGCAGATGATGCTCGATAAAGGGAAATATGAGCAGATCAAGAGTGGTTGGATAAAAGATTTCCTGATCGGCGATATGGTTTATGCTGTTGTGAGCTGGCGGGCCTTCGATATCACAAGTGAATTATTTGGTACAAGACATATGTTAATTATTGATGTAAAGAAAAAATAAAATGAAAGAAATTAAAGACTATTTACACTTATACGTTGGATGCACATTGAGATGTGACACAGGATTTGTAATTCTCATGTCTGTGATTCCTGAAATAATTCCGCACACAAGTTTTGGTATCGCCGTTATCAATGGGAGTGAATCTTACAGAACAAATTTGGGTGATTACATGCCCGTCCTTCGCCCTCTATCTGATATTACAGAGGAAGAAGCGATTGAACTTGTAAAGATTAGTGAATGGAAACAGTATGGCGAACATCCACACAAAAGAGAATATCGGGCTTACAGAAACGGGTTTAATGAAATCGTTGTGTCATGGGGCGAATCAATTAGAGAGAAAAATGTTCCTGTAGCAAAAGAGGTTTTCGGGTTTGAAGAATTTCGCTACCTGTTATCAAAAGGCTTTGACTTATTCAATTTAATCACTGAAGGACTTGCTATTGATAAAACAACCACCAAGAAATAAAATTGAGAGCAGCGAAACCATATCAACCATCCTTATTTGATCAACCGATCGAAGTAAGAAAACCTACGATCGTCTTTGATATGGTTGCGGGAAAAAAGCTTGGTGATGCTGGATTATCGCTTGCAATCGAAACCGCAGAGAAAAAAGAAAAGGGATGGACAAAACTATGCTGGCAATTGTTCCTGGTATGGTTAAGAAGAAACAGGAAGGCCGGCAGTGAATTTATGATCGAAGATTTTAGAAAGCATGTTAAGGATATGGGATTGCTGGATATGCCACCAAGTAATCGGGCTTTTGGATTTATTCCAAAGTGGGGCAAGGATAAGTACTTCCAATTTGTAAGAAAGGATAAAGTTAAAAACACAACAGCACATGGAGCGAATGCGAGTGTGTGGATGAAATTATAATCTATGTCAGAAGTTCAATATAGAATGTTCGCCCATAAAATGGCCTTGCATATCGCTCAAAAGGTCGTGGCCATCATTACTCCGAATTGCCAGGTGATCAATATTGCGGGCAGCATCCGCAGAGAAAAACCGGAAGTAAAGGATATTGAAATTGTTTGTGTGGCCAAAACTGTAAAGGTTGGTTCTCTTGATCTGTTTGGTAATGATGACCGCAAAACTGTGATATCTCCCGACTTTGTAAAATCGGTAAATGAATTAGGAAAGATAATAAAGGGTAAGCCTGAAGGAAGAATGATGCAGATACTTCTTCCTGAAAAAATTGTACTGGATCTGTTTATGCCGATGCCTTATGATTATTGGCGCCAGTTTGCTATCAGGACTGGATCTGCTGACTATTCTCATAAAGTCATTGCTACCGGATGGTTAAAAATGGGCTGGTGTGGTACATCACATGGATTGCGGCTACAGGATGAATGTGACGGCGTTAAAAACACCGAAGGGAAAACAACGTGGAGTATTAAAGCATCGGTAACAAAGCCAACGTTGCCGCCTGTTTGGTCCAGCGAGCAGGAGTTCTTTGATTGGCTTGGAGTACAATATCAACATCCTAAAATGAGAAACGTAAATTATTAATTAATGGCTAGAAATATAAAAACTGGATTGGCATATTATAACCTGGAAACTGATCGCTTTAGTGATCTGAAAGTAAAGCGACTCATTCATGCTTTTTCTGTATCCGGAATTGCTATTTATGATTTTATACTTAATGAGATATACCGGGACAAGGGCTGTTTTATTGTGTGGGACGAAAGTACTGCCTTTAACGTGGCCGATGTCCTGAAGGTGAAAGAAAACACCGTAACCGAAGTAGTGAACTATTGCTGTACAGTGGGTCTTTTTAATAAAGAACTATTTACAAGCGAGAGAGCACTCACTTCATTATCTATCCAAAAAAGGTATATAACTGTATGCCGGCTGTGTAAACGAAAGGATGTTTTTATTCCGGACAATTTAAAATTATTCCATGAAGAAAGTGCAAAACCTCCGGATGAAATAGGCAAAACTCAGGAGGAAGTACATAAAGAAAGTAAAGAAAAAAAAGAAAAGGAAAGGATAGGGAGTTCCGCGCCGGACGAAAAAATTGATATGAGTAATTCGAATTTATTCAGAAAACCTGTTGTTCCTGAAAAACAAAAAGTTCAGGAAGTTTTTTTGAATGCCGGCGGCACGGCTGAAATGGCTGATACTTTTTTCAATAAATATGACAGCATTGGATGGTTTTTGAATGGATCACCAATAAAAAGTTTTGCATCACTGGTACCAAATTTTATAACAAATTGGAAAAAAAATGATATCGACAGAAAGACTGGCCAAAATAACACACATCGGGCAACTATTACCGGAACAGCTGCAGGCGCCGGTACCCTTTGAGATTGTGGACCTGACCGAAGAAGAGAAAGAACTTGCTTTGAAAGAAGCAATGGTAAAAAAACATGCAGTGCTGGAGGATCAGCGAAAGAAGAGACTGGCGCAGGAAAAAATGAATGATTGGCAGCGGCCGTGGACACCGAATGAACTCTATTCGTTCGCTCAAAAAAGAGCAACTGAGATAGTTCGTGGTGAAACAGGAAGACCAGACCTTGTATTTGAGCCATTGAAATATCAGCAGAATGCGATCACGGCTTTGTCGCTTTACTTCACTAATGCTCCTGAGTTTGAAGAACTAGCAGCGAATGAATACAACACCACCGGTTTAAAATTTTCACTTCAAAAAGGCCTTTGGTTGTGGAGTAATCCAGGTTGCGGAAAGACGTTGATGATGATCATGTTTAGCAGGAATAAAAGGCTTTGCTATCGTGTGGTTCAATGTCCTAAAATAGTTGCAGGCTATGTTAAGAGCGGGGACGATCATATTGCACATTACAGCAGGATCGTAAAACCAGAAGCAAAAAGCTTTGACAATTTCTTCCAGGAAGAAACCGGCATTTGCTATAATGATCTGGGAACTGAAACAATGCAGGCGAAGCATTACGGTACACCGATCAATGTAATGGAAAACATTCTACTTGATGCTTACGAGGCCCGGGTTCCATTCTTTCACCGGCATGTAACTACCAATCTCACATTTGACCAGATAAAAGAAAAGTATGGTGTGAGGATCACTGACCGGATAAAGCAATGTTTCAATGTGATTGAAATAAAAGGTGAAAGCGTAAGGGGTAAATATTAAAACATCATCATGCAAAACTGGACAGAAAAACAAATAAAGGGGTTACTCTTTGATAAAAAGATCAGGAGTTATAATGCTGCACAAAGAACGAAACCTGCCGGCACTCCAACTATTCCACAACCAAAATCAAAAGCAATTATCTGGCTTGATTGGAACCTGCAGTATTGGTGTAATGAAAAGGCACTGACGTTGGAAAAGGAATATAAGTTCTGTGACCGCGGATGGCGATTCGATTACTGCATACCTGCATTAAAAATTGCGATCGAGTATGAGGGAGGAATATTTATGGAAAAGAGCGGACACAATACTGCCAGGCATTATACAAAGGATTCTGATAAATATAACCGGGCTACAACATTGGGGTGGAAGGTGATCCGGGTTACTGCTTTGAACTACACAACTGTGTTGAAAACTTTAAATGAAATGATAGCATGAAAGAGCATCCAATTTTATTCAGTACAGATATGGTCATCGCAAAGCTTGAAGGCACGAAAACAAAGACCAGACGAATAATCAACCCTCAGCCGATCATTGATCAGGACAGTGGATTTGTTTTTGATGGCAAGCACAGAAAGCAATATGATATTCATAACTGGAAAGATCGGTTTATTGATGATTATAGCAGATGGATGCCGGGTGATCTTCTTTGGACAAGAGAAACATGGCGATGGATAGAAGGTGATTTGGGAAGCGGAGCTTATGATTTTAAAGCTGATAATAATGACTTCGGAAATATAAAATGGAAGCCGTCCATTTTCATGCCGAAGGAAGCAGCTAGGATCTGGGATGAAATATTAAGTATAAAGGTTGAGCGGTTGCATGAAATAACAGAAGAGGATGCAATTGCGGAGGGAATTGAAAGATCAATAAGCGGCAACGGAAGAATTGTTTGGAAGCACTATACAAAAGATAAGTACGGTCCTTCACCTGTGCATTCATATGAAACACTTTGGAGAAAAATAAACGGAGAAGAAAGCTGGAATGAAAATCCTTTTGTGTGGGTAATTCAATTCAAGGTATTGTCTACAACAGGAAAACCATCATGATCACAGCGCAAGGATATAGTAAGGATCCATCGATATTGCCGGAAGGTATTGCAGTCACCTGGGGAAAAGATCTGATCAAAGAGAAGGGAGGGCTACTCGCATTCATTCGTTATTTCGAAAAAGAAATGAATACCGAAGATGGCCGCTGGTTACAAAAATGCAAGAACGCTCCAAAGTATGATATAATTTATGTGTATGTGATTGTTTGCAACCAGGTAAGATATCGATTGGTATATGGTGGCTATGAAAAAGGACAAACGACAATTCATAATGGCGATGGTGTTTCATGGTCGAGCAAAGAAGTAATTACATGGCCACGCATCATTCTTGCTGGTCCTTTTGTAAAAGCACCGTTCAAAATAAAGCGATCAGGATTTCAGGGATTCAGATATACAACTAAACTTTTTTAAATGTCAAAGAACCGCGGCATCATATACGATTTAGGCGAAAACAGATGGGGCATTGCTTTAAACAAAGAGCAGCATGAAAACTTTTCCCGGTTCAATAGAGTTTACCTGCATGTATTCCTTGATGTTGAATGTACGAAGCCAGAGAAGGATCCTGCTAACGGGAAAAATTATGTAACACTCAAACATATTTCCAAAATAAAACCCATTGGGTTTGTTGATTAAAAAATTGCTATGCCAATTACAAACTATCGAAAAGCCTGGTTGGATTACAGAAGGACCAACGACTTTAAAAATTCAGACGAAGCGCTGAAAGCAAAAGGTATAAAAGCTTTTTACAGAAGAAACATTTTAATGTCTGCATTTGCCGCCGGATGGAATGCAACAGGAAAGAAAATTAAATTCATTTGATATGCCAATACTAAACTATACAACAAGTATCGATCCATGGAAAACAGTGAACGAGATTCAACAGATCATGAGCAAGCATAAAGTTTCTCATTTCTCAATTAAAAATGAAGGAACGAGACCAGTTGCCTTGTCTTTCACAATTGATTATAAAGGGATACCAATGAATTTTCTTTTACCATGTAACCACAAAGGAGTTTGGAATATTATTAAGAACGATAGTGATATACCAGGCAAACTTAGAAATGAGGAGCAGGCATTCAGAGTATCATGGCGCATCATAAAAGATTGGGTTGAGGCACAGTTGGCCATCGTTGATGCGGAGCTTGCACCATTGCCGGAAGTGTTTATGGCTTACTTGGTAATGAATACCAGCGGACGGACTTTATCAAAAATGATATTGGAAGGTGACGGAATGAAACTGCTCGGTAATTAAATTCCCACTTCCTCCCACTTTTATTGAAATATTACAAAATGTAGTATTTTATTTACATTTGATACGTCAACATGTGTCAGTAAAATAAACTCCAGTATGGCGAAAGCCCTCAAGCCTAACGCTAAGGAAACCAAGCGGAAAATAGATAAGATAGCCCTTGCCAAAAGAATTTCTGCTGTGCAGGATTGGATATTACAGGACCTCAGCACTACTGACATCATCATAAAATCAATAGCAAAGTGGAAGATAACGGACCGCCAAGCCTATCGTTACCTATGGGCAGCAAACAGATTTTTCCAGGAAAAAGATAAACTATCCATTGAAAGGAAAAAGGCTTATTACATGGCCCGGAAAAAGAAACTACTGCGTGACATGAACGCTGATGAAAAGAAAACCGCAGCAGGCGTGGTGGCCGCAAATCGTGTTCTTGACAGCATGTTAAAACTGGAAGGCATAACAACCGAGACATTAAAAGTAATAGGTGATCCTGATAACCCGATAACAACCGTTTCCTCAGTAATAACTCCTACTAATGTTGATTATAAAAAACTTCCGACCGAACTCCTTGAATTCATAGTAAAAAACAGAAAGGAAAAAAATGTATGATTCGCTGTTGTATATAGATGTGGATAAGGCAGCGGCCGAACTATGCCGTAGAAAATTTGCTCACTTTGTTAGAGAATTCTGGAGTGTTGTGGTAAAGGAAGAGTTGATATGGGAGCCGCACATGGATGTCTTGTGTAATGAAATTCAAAATGTATATGAGAGGGTTTTTCTTCGTCCTGATCCTACGGACCCTGCAAAAATGATCCGCCTTCCAAAGCTGTATGATCTGATCATAAATATTCCGCCCGGCTTATCTAAGTCAACCATAGTAACGATCATGGCGCCGGTATGGGGCTGGATAAATGATCCATCACTCCGAAATATCACAGGGAGTTATTCAGATGCATTGGCAACCGAGCATAGTGTAAAGTCAAGAGATATTATCAAGTCAGATAAATTCAGATTATATTTTCCAGGGATCGCCATCAAAAAAGACAAGGACCTTAAAACGAACTATGAAACAACAGCCGGGGGCCAGCGCTTTGCAACTTCTGTTGGTGGTACTGTTACTGGAGTGCACGCACACATCAAAACAATTGATGATCCTATAAATCCACAGCAGGCAGCAAGCCAGGCAGAGGTTAATACAGCTAATCAATGGATCAGCAAAACTCTTTCTACGAGAAATGTAGATAATGAAGTGACAGTACAGATACTGATCATGCAGCGGCTGGCGGTAAATGATCCAACAGGGTTTTTATTATCAAAGCAAAAAGAAAATGTTAGGTGGATCTGCTTACCTGGTGAGCTGGGTGATAATGTATCGCCTGCAGAATACCGGTCCATTTATGTAAACGGTTTACTCAGTCCATTGCGTCTGAGTCCTAAGTCTCTTGCAGAAAAAAGAATTGATCTTGGATCATCAGGCTACGCAGGTCAGATCAGTCAGCGACCGGCACCAGAAGGGGGTACGGTTTGGCAGAAGTGGTTCATTGAGGTTCCGGATGATATGTTTCCTGATATCAATAAAGCTTCTCAGGTTAGTAACGATTGGGACCTTGCATATACAAAAGAAGAAAAGAACTCCGCTTCTGCTTATTTCAAAACAGGGATCATTGCCAATAACATTTACATCTTTGATTTCAATTGGGCATGGAAAGAATTTCCGGAGCAGATAAAATGGATGAAGGAAATCGGTGATGCTCATTTTATTGAGAACAAAGGCCCGGGTAAATCTGCTAAGCAAACACTTAAAAAAAGTGGCGTGGTTGCTATTGAAGTAAAAGTAAATCGTGATAAGATAGCCAGGGCAAAGGATGCGGCACCAACAGCTGAAGCTGGTATGGTGTATATAAGAAAATCAATGGCGGATAGATTATACAATGATGCGAAGCAGGGAATTTTATTTTTCCCCAATGGTGAACATAATGATCTTGCGGATGCATTATCTCAAATGCTGGTGCGAAGAACAAAGAGAGGACTTGTTATGAGTAAGGATGCCGGCGTGGAAGAATATGATACTGATAGTGCAACCACCCAACCGAAAGTTAACCTGCTGGATTATGTGCAATAAAAAAGCTCCCGTAACTACCCAGGAGCTTTTCCCATTAAATTCAAATATTACACGACCAGCAAGAATACTGTTAAGACAAACTTAGTAAAAATTTACATTTTGTCAGAAAATAATAATTAGATTTGGCGGATAAAATCAATTTCACTATGTCTCACCAGATCCAGGATTCACTCCAGAAGATAAAGCAGGCACAGGTTGAAGTAAATAAAAATCTTTCCGAAACTGATTACCGCGGAAACCTTCTTGAGATCAATTCCCTCTTTCAACGATTAATTGCCCGCCTTGTTTTTATGGGTGCCGTAGAGAACCCCGAAGCTCCTGCAAAGGATACAAAGCTTAAACCGATGACAAGATTCATGGGCCGGGATGTGAAGCAGGATAAAACATCTGCTGCTGATCTTGATCCTACCGAACATCTGAAGCAACAGTATTTACAAAAGGTAAATAAGCTGTACGAGTCAATTCAATTCACGGCGCCAAGTATTATCCTCAACAGCTATACAATGACCGATGATATCATGGTGCTTCGAGGCGTGGCTAAGAAAGCCGGCGTGGAAGGTTATGAGAGTAAAGACTTGAACCAGGATTTTATTGAAGAAATACAATTTGCTATTGCTGCCAAAAAAGAAGAAGCCCAGCTTCAGAAAAACATTGATGATAAAAGTAAAGGCAAAGGAACGGAGATCACCGTAAACCAGGAGCATATTGACAACAGCAAATTCTTACAAAAAGAAAAAGTAAAACCGGGTGATAAAGTATTGCAACTGCCAGATGGGAAATTTAAACTATTAAAGCCCGAAGCGGTTTAATGCGGATCCTCGTCAACGATAAAGAAGTGGTTTTCCCCTCATCGCTGTCTGAATATAAACTCGGGCAGCGTATTGCTTTTCACCAGGAGCACGGCGTATTGCTTGACAAGATGCTTGAATCTATCCAGGCTATGGAAGATGAGATGCAGAAAGAATTGGAGATGGTGAATTACCAATTGGAAAAAATGTTCAGAACGTTTGCCTTCTTTGCCGGCTGCACCCTGGAAGCGGTAAAGGAAGATAAGTTCATTGATGATGTTTCAAATATTTATCACTCTTGTTTAGCAGTACTCTTTGAGGAAGAAAAGAACATGGACCTGCAGCGATCATTTGCCTGGAAAGATGAAGAATGGGTAATTGCTGCACCTGAATTAAAACATGGGGACCGCATGAAGTTTGGTGAGTTCATTGATGCCAAACAAACGGTAAAGGATATGGCGGACCTGGGCATGGGTAAATGGGAAGCGATGCTTCCAATCTGTGCAATTTACTTGCGCAAAAAAGATGAGCCGTATAAGCAGGAGTTTACGTATGAAGGCAGCGACCGGATGGAACTGATGAAGGAGTTGCCGATGAATATAGCCATGCAGGTAGGTTTTTTTTTGAGCAGCACAATGAATTTTTATATCAACACTTTGACGTCTTTAAAAAATCAAGAGCAAAAGGAGCTGGTGGCCATGTAAGGGAGCACTTTGACCGGTATGGTTGGATAAACTTTTTAAAGACAATAGCGGCAAGTAAGGTATTTGATATTCCGGGTGGTGGTAAGAACAGCATCGATTGTGCAAGAGACAGTGATTTGTTTGATGTGCTGATCTATGCATCGGAAGATAAAAATTTAAATGAAGCGCAGGCTTTGGATTATGAGAATGAATCGAAGAAAGCCGGCAGGAAGAATAAGTAATTACCGATTGCAAACCATATAAATATTACAACATGGAAAAAGTAACCAATCCGAATGAGTTGAGGAAATTAGTAATGGACCTTCAGGAACAAGCACAAGAAGAAAAAGGGGCTCGTTTTGAAAAGGAATTAGACAGCGAATTATTCCCAATCGAGATGGTTACACCGGAGTGGATAGAGTGTGCAATGAATGCCAGGAGAAAATCATCTCCACTTTCTCATCGTATCAGTCTTAAAGACTTTGCCAAGACAGTCAATTTCGGATGCCAGATAATACCAGATAAGCTATCAATTTTTCAATTCGGAATTTTATATAACTCTCTTGAGAATGTTACACAGGAGCAGTTAGGTTTAAATGATGCAGACTATGAAATTTTGTTACTAAGTGGATTGCCTGCATTAAACTGGTACCAAAAACGTGTTAAAGCAATAAGGGAAAAATTAGAAGCAGATGTTGATAAAGAGTTTGAAATGAAAAGAGCCGCATTGGTAGGATCAGCAGCAAAAAACGGCGGACTTAAAAGAGTAATCGGCGAAGCATGAAAAGTTATCCATTCATAAAAGATCTTTTTACCAACGTACTTAGTAAATCAAAGGCGATCAAAGGTCGTCTTTTTGTTTGCCCAAAGAATGGAACAGAGATCAATAGCGATGAGCTGGGTGCTATTATTAAAGACCTGGTGGTACCAGAGAGACTTGAAAAGAAATACCCACTTGCATTACTGATGCCACCGGTAAGCTTCGGACAATATACTGCCGCCAATGGCGAATGGGAGAAGTACCGGTTTATGATGTGCTTTTTAACGACCAGTTATTATTCAGGTACCAATCAAACGATGGTGCCGAATCCGAATACCAAAACATCTATGCATACTATACCGCAGGACTGGCATGATATGAAAAGATGTGCTGTTAATTTCATTACGGTGCTTAACCGTTTTATTAAAAGTGAGGGGTTGATAAATACATCTTTCAGGCTTGACCAGGAAAGGGATAAAGTGATCACTCCTATCTCTGAAATAGGAGCCAATGGAGTGAGTGGTGTAAGACTTGAATTTATGGCATCGGTATTTATTGGCTGTGAGCTGGAAGATTATGATGCGGAAGACATTTGTTCTATCGAAGTGCCGGCTGATGATAGTCATCCGGAGCATAAACTATAAACCCCCAGCCCCTAAAGGGGAGAAAAAATATGAGTTACGATTTTAACGATAAAGAAATTGAAAAACTAATGAGGCCCGGCTCATGTTTGGTTGCAATGGATGGCGGTCTAAAAATAAAGGCCCCGGATGTTGTAATGGCGGATATTTCTTTTCTGGATAAACCTGTAAACAAGTTGCTATTAACAACCGATGGAAAAGAAGTGCCTAAGGAACTATTAAAAAAAATGCAGGATTATGCTAGACTATTGCATAAAAAGTTTCCACATATGAAGCCTGACAGAGTTAAAAGAAAGGTTGCTGAACATTTTAAAATAAAGCTTGTATGAAATTAGAAAAAATGGCTGCATTGATCCCTGCAGAATACAGGAAAGAAATACTTGATCTTGAGATGATCGATAAAGCCATTCCGAATAATACCGATAACACCATGCATTACTTAGGGGTTATCTGGAAAAATTATATCGAACCTGATTTTGATCCTACCTGTAACCTGTGTTACTCAAGAGTGATCAACAATATGAAAAAACTAAAACCGGCGCTGGTAGAATTGGAAAAGCAAAGCCGGCTCATTAATAGTGCTTGATTTTTTAACCATATGAATAAATATTTATGAAATCATTCCAAAACAAACTGACAACAATTGAAATGCCATCCGAGAACGGAGCAACTCCGAAAGCTGAGTATGGAGATCTTATTTCAGTATTGATCAAAGCAGGCAAGCAGGGAGGATTTGATTACGGTGATATGGAAAACAGGATAGCGATCAGTAAGGCTATTGAAGCATCGAAAGCAAAAACAGGAGAAGAAGAGAGAGTAATTGAAATTGAAGATGCTCCATTTAAGTATTTGGTTGACCTGGTTAAGAATGCTAAGTGGCAATTCTGGCATGCAGATCTATTAATGCTTAAAGAAGATATACTGGCAGTAAAATGATCATAACATCTTTTATAATATCATTCATTGTAATAGCGATCCACCTGACATTCCAGGCTGGTGAAATATTTCAGTTTGTAAGCAGATGGGGTAAAAAGCATATTAAAGGGAAATGGCAAAAGCCCGTGTTCTCCTGCCCTATCTGTATGACCCCATGGTATGGCATCCCCGTTTATTTCATTGGACATTTTACATCATTACAACCATTCCAGGATATAAGAATCCAGGTTATTGCATTTGTAATGGTTATCAGCATCGGCATAACTACTGTGTATGTAAACGTTAAGCAAGTATGACAACTATTGCAGACATATACAAAGGCGCAGTTGTTTTGATCAACCAGGAGCTGAGAAAGGAAATGGTTGCACAGGGCCATCATCTTACCGGTGCAATGGAGGATTCGTTGGATTCGGAAATAAGTAAGAAAGCCAAGGCAGATATATTGGAAGGCTTTGCTGTTTACTATGCACAGTTTGTTAATGACGGGTTTCCGGCCAGGAGTGCATCGATGAAACAGTTTCCTTTTTTGTTGGAGTATTTTATTAAAAGAGGATTCCCTGTTGCAAGCAGTGGAGGTAATACAACAGCGGGGCAAATGGCTGCCATGACGATAAAAAAATGGATGAAAGAAGGGATGCCAACACAATCAAGTAAGGCATTTTCAAGGACCGGCAGCAGAACACAGATGATCGAGAATGCATTTGTAGGTGCAGAAAATAAGATCGATGAGTATATGACTAACGGGTTTGATTTTGTGGTCGAAGAAAGATTTCAAAAAGAAAAAAGCGAAACCATATGAAAAGGCTTCTATGTTTTTTTATAGGACACAAAATCGTTTGGTATGTGAAAAAGAATTTTCTTTTTGGAATAAAGTTGCGCAAGAAGTGTGAACGATGCGGAACACATTTTGGTGTTCCCGAATTTGAAAATCCACCGGCACCACCGGTTAAAAAAGATAACTAATGCCAATCGGATCCATCATACTACAACCTTCCGCCAACAGCATCAATGCTGCTTACCGTCCCGTGATCATCCGTGCATCGGCTACAAGGACCGATGCAGATCCACGGCCACCCGTTGTTTATTGCGATATCTATTTCAATGATGTGTTTTATAAGACACTTTCAAAGTCAAAAAACATCCTGCTGAATAATGATGATAGTGAATGGCAGTTCGATATTCAGGATGCGGCACAGGAATACCTGGGAAAATTTTTAGGAGAGAACGGAGAATCAACTGTTGTTGAAGCCACACCCATCATCACAAAAGCACTTTGCAAGCTTCGCAGCAGCGGGTATGACAGTAATGGTTTTATTGTGCAGGAGGATACAGCACCCGTGCAGGGAAACGGCGATGATGCACCTGTTGCCGGTACCGGTACATCAACGAATACTTTTTATATCGTCAACGCTACGCTGCAGCATGAGGATAACCAGGATCTTGCTGATCATCTTGACAGTTTTAAAAATGGTACATGGTCATCCAATACATGGCCACTCTCACATCGTCCCAATCATTATAAAATTTGTCCACAGGATAGTGATACGTTCCCGATCATTAATGGAGATGAAGTTGCTATTGCATCATTGGTATTACATTACATGCCATGTGGAGAAACAGAGTTTACAACAGTTGAAGAAAATCTTCCATGTACTCCTGTTACAATTGAAGGGTCACCTGCATTACCAAACGCAACCGTAGGTGTGCCGTACTCTTATTCATTTGAAGTGGCGGGCACAGGACCATTCGAGCTTGGCAGTGTAGTGAAACCAGCATGGATGACAATATCGATCAGTGGCACTACGGTAAGCTTTTCCGGTACACCAACAGGTGGAGATGTTGGTACCGATATCGCAGTTGGTTT